CTTTCCTATGACGGAAGATGGTCAAGTAGTGCTCGTAAAGCAGTTTAGACCAGGCATAGAACGAGTAGAGTTCGAACTACCAGGAGGTATGATAGACCCCGGAGAAAAGCCTTTTAGAGCCGCTGAGAGAGAACTATTAGAAGAGACTGGATATGAAGGCAATATAGAGTTCTTATCAAGCCGTAGCTATTCCCCATATTCATCTGGTCTGCGACACGTGTATATATCTACTGGATGCAAGAAGGTAGCTAAAGATTTAGACTTGGATGATAATGAGTTTTTAGAAGTTGCCGTTGTAGATATGGAAGACTTAGAAAATCTTTTATTTGATGGAAAAATAAGAAACCCAGATGGAGCCTATATGGCATTACATCATCTGGGTCTTCTTAAGATACGTTTTTGATTGTTAAGATTTGGTCTATGATGCACAGGTATAGTTTTGTCTGATCTAAGTAAAGCGTTGAAGTTTTTGCGGAACTTGTGATCTTGTTTTCCCAGTAAGGGATCTTACATCTGGTGTATTATGATGTGGGGCTTTACTGGGGATATCACTTTGTGCTTCTTGTGCTTTGGTTATTTCTTTTTCTATTCTTTTAATGAGCCATCTTTTAAAGGAGATTGGAAAGTTATAATACGTATCCCAATCCATACCGAAATAATAACCTAATAAAAAGAATGGCTCTAGAAGAACGGTTTCTTTATCGCTTGAAGTTAGGCCAAAAAAAGTTAGCGCCGAAGGGCAACGTTACCTCCTCGAAATGATCACAATTGTTGCATTTGAAATCGATTTTCATATCAACGCCGGGTTCATGTGCATCGATATGTTCACGAAGAAGTAATGAATCACGAGCTGGCATATATTGAACGAAACGTGAAATAAGACTCTTATTGTCATTTCCGTCAATAGAGGTTATACAGCGAAGAAGTCTAGCGGTAACAAGATTTGAGTTTAACAAGCCTTTCTTCTTACGGGTTTCCATTTCAGAAACTATTTCTTCTTCCTCACGACCATTCAAAAATTTAAATGTCACTTCTTTCTTAGATACCGGTAGTTTGAATGCAAATGAATTTGCATTTGGAGATACAGGTTCAAGGGTAAGTGGCTTAATTGGCAAATTATTTAAGTCGATTTGCAATTCATTCTTGAATTCACATGATGGACAAGTATATAGTGGCTCATATAGAGCACCATATCCGGATGCACGGATTGCAATCATGAGAGCATTTCTATCTCCGGATAATAGCGTTTGAACATCGATATTCTTATTAATCAAACATGATTTGATTAGTTCTGTTATAACGGTTCCACGCTTAATAAGAGCCTGAGACATTAGAATGTCTTCTTCTTTGGCTGTCATGCTACGATATTCAACTACATCTGCATTACATAGTGGATGTCCTAGCGGATATACTGTTCCCTTAGATGGCAATGGCACCGCATCTACTGGTATCTCAACACCTAACTCTTGTTTGGCGTATTGTTGAGCATTAATTGGCTGACCCTCTCCATTGGTTCCACCAGGATTTTGAGATGCCATCTGCGCTGCTAGCATTGCGTTACGCAAATCTCTGTTATCTGTTTCTGACATTATTTCTTCCTCCAATTGATATAACTCTTCAATTGTATAATGACAGCTTAGAATGTATAAATGAGAATATCTAACGAATTATACGCTTGGAGGATTTCCAACAATAATCTTTGTTTGGTCTTGTCCAGCAATGTTTCTTGTATACCAACCATTGCCATATGCAATCCCATCTGGATGCTTTCCATGCCATATGAGGTCTTTAATTTTAGGTAATAACTTTCTTACCGTTTCTTCATCCTCAATAGTTGGCATTCCCATCTTACTTACAAGAATGTTTGCAGGCGCTCCAGAAACTTCTATCCATGAACCATTTTGATTAAAAAATGTATCCATCATATCTCTTAGTTTAGTCTTTGATTCTGGACCACCATCTGTTACAAGAGCAGAAGCCTTTTTAGAACCTTTCCAATCAGTATAAAGAATACCAGCGTCAGGTTCAGGGTCTTCATCAACATCAGACAAATAGAAATCTGTAAATCGGTTTAGGACGCCCTCTGGTGTATCTGCACCTGGGAAACCACCCATACCTCCATAAGTTTTATTAACTAAATCAGAAACGTCTGGAGCTACAGTTATAGCCGTATCATTATTTGTTGCAACGTTAACAACATCTCCCTTTTTTGCTGGAGCCAATTTAGTAGCAATATCTTCTATTATTAAACTGATATATTCTTTTATTAAAGCGACTTCTTTAATAGGAGGATTGCCAACAATTATCTTGGTAGATTTTTTACCATTTGGCAATGTTCTCGTATACCATCCATCGCCATAAGATATTCCATATGGGTGTTTGCCATGCCATTCAATATCATTAATACCAGATAGCAAAGTTCTTACTGTCTTCTCATCATTAACTGTTGGAAGATTATATTTGGATATTAATACGTTAGCAGGTGCTCCTGATGCTTCTGCCCATGCTCCAGGCTCATTCAACAATTTTTTCATTAATTGTTTTACAGCTTCCTTGCCAGGACCAGTTCCATCATGACCTACTCTGGATAACTTCTTTGAGCCGCCCCAATTAGTATATAATATAGCGGCATCAGGTTCCGGATCATCATCTACGTCCGTTATACCCATATTTGTAAAACGTTTCAATACGTCTTCGCCAGTATTATTTGATTCGGCTCCCATAGCACCATATATGTCATTAACCATTAGAGCTACATCACCAGCTACTCTTTTTGCAATATCGTCACTAGTTGAGATATCTGCTAATTCACCCTTTTTGATAGGATGAAGCTTACTTTCTTGCTCCAGAATAGTTTTAATATATTCTTTCAACAAAGACATTTCATTAATATCTTTTTGTCCGACTTTTAAAACGTCCAAATAATATTGTTTTACTTTTGCACGTTCTTCATCACGAGTTAACTTGGCGTCAAAGAAGATATTAATAACCATATCAGGAACCGGGCTATAACCCTTTTTACGGCTTTCTATTTGCTTCAACCTCTGTAGGTAGCGCCAAGTTTTAATGGGCTCAAAATCCTTTTTAGAGGCTTTTATAATAAGCTTTGCAATCTTATGAGCGTCTGAGAATAACCTAGGATATCCTTTACGAATACGCTCATATTGTTTCATTGATTGTTCTATCATATCCATATGCTATAAATAGAAAAACCCAGGAGAACTCTCCCAGGTTTTCTACGAAAGGATAACTGTATTTGTAATCAGAATTGAAGAACGCAGTTATCGAAGCGAATAGAAAGCTGAATATCTGCTAGATCGTTGCCATCATAAGCCATATCGCCAAAGTTGGCAGACTTACACCAAGCACCTTTGATATCCCAAAGTTGAACTACAGTTCCGACTGGATCTAACATCTTGATTTGGATATCACGCTTATAGAAATCAGAATAACCTGCACGACCAGAAACGCTTTCAAAGCAAAGACGTACCCATTCCATTACTTGTTGAGCACCGGATGGAGCAATTGGATCGTAAATTGTAACGTTCATTTCGCCCCAGGTGCCTTTGCCAGCAATGTAGCGTGTGCTGTTGATCCATGGAATAGCACTTTCTTCAAATGTCATTTGTGGACGTGCAGCAGACTTAATAAGGAACGAGTCGATACCTTCGATAGCGAAGACGAACCGATGCTTTTTAAGTGGTTCAAACTTTGTAGGTAACATATCTGTTACTGATAGTGTTTCGGCCATAATCTTTTACCCTTTTTCTTCTTATAAATATATTTCAATTCTGATTTTCTAAGAAATCAACTGCGTTTTCTGTCTTTGCCAACTTGTTTATCTTTTAAACCACGTCTTATAAGCATGAGATCACTTGCTTCAATTTCGCCGTCATCATCCAAATCAAGCTTATCTTGATCTCCATGCAATTCTTCTTCCATCCAGGCTTCTAATATACGTTCTACATGACGATTGTAATTTTCTTTCTTCATATCCATTGAAGGTGGAACTACAACATCTGGTTTGCTTTTTGGTTCAGATGAATTTGGAACGTTGGCACCTGATGGACTTGGAGCTCCTCCAGGTCCATTTGGCATTGACAATGCAACTTGTGTTCCAGTTACTGAGCCACCATCTGCTGGAGATGAAGTATCGCCCTCTTCCAAGCCGCCACCACGAATTAATATTACTTTAGAGGATGGAGCTTCCATTTCGTCGCCTATGTAACCATTAGACATACGTAGTGGTGCGCCTTCTTCAACATCCCAAGAACCACATTCGTCAACTCCATATCCGCATTCTTTTAATTCACGAACATGGTCCTCAGTTAAGATGCCATAATTTGTATATATAAATTTCATTGTCTATCAGCCTTGACCAAAGTTGGTTGGATTGTTGATTACGAAGTCTACGGACAAGAACTCGAGGGTACGAGTTGGTTGTAAGAAAATCTTACCACGGATTGTCTTATTCTCGAAATCAGCTTGAGTTGTGGTGCTAGTATCGATACGTACAAGGAAACGATCAACGCCCTTTTGTTCTTGTACACGCTTAAGTATTGGATTGACAAGCTGTGAGAAACGTGTAAGGGTTTCTGGTAGAGTTTGTTCGAAGAGAATTCTGTTCGAAACTTGACGAACTTGTCTACGAATAGATAGAAGAAGACGACGAACGTTTACACGATCAAGAGCTGATTGTTGTGCATACATCGTCTTTTGACCCCAGATTACCAAACCTTCAGATCCTGCAAAGGATACGATTGGATTGATATCAACTTCATAGAGGTCATCCATGTTAGTTCTGGAAAGTTCAATCGTTGAACGCTCTGTGGTTGCTAGACCACCTCTTGCGAAACCGGCTGGGGCAAACCATGGGAAAGCTACAGCATCGTTATAAGAGAAAGCACCAAGGACCGCAACAGATGGTGGTACTTGACGTAACGTGTTTGCTACGGTATCTCTCATAATGACATCTGGGAAATATGTAGCTCCAAAAGATGTATTGATATTACGATCACGGAAGTTGTTAATCGTATAACGTACAGATGGTACTTGATCTTCGCTGGCTACCAAAATGCCATCCGTGTCATATGTTTCTATGTCCATGATATAAAGAGCATCAAAACGATTTTCGGCTGTCTCTATAGCTTTATCTGTAATAGATGGATTACGTATACCAGGGATTGCAAATAGTTGTACATCAACTTCTGTAGCATCTGCTATTAGATTGAGTGCGGTATTATATGCTACTACAGCAGAACCATTCTGTTCACCACGATTTGCAAAATCAAGTTCTTCATTTATTGCTTTGTTCGTTAGATAACGCTCATCATAGTTGAAGATGTTGACGCCATCAAATCCGCCTTGAAGATATAGATTGAACTTACCAAGTTGACGGGTAGCTGGATCTGCTAGATCGGCTACTGAAAGTCTTCTTACAAGAGAACCTGTATTTGTAGTCACTTGTCCGTTTCTGACATAATTCCAGCTTACTGCTTGAGTAGTATCTGGGATTGTATTGTTTGGGAAAGTGGCCGTACTACCTGGAATTACACGATATTTGATTTGAATATTTTCAAGTGAGAAACCATTGTTATTAAAACGATCCGCATCAACAATCCCATTTTCAACAGTATCGATAGCTCCTTCATTATCCATTACCACAAAGTTTTGGTAATCAGTTTGGAAATTTGGGAAATAGCTAGCAAAGCTGCGAATGCTTGTTTCTGGTATTGTTGTTTTATTTGGTTCTATGGCAGATATTTTGCGCTCAAATTGAACGCCCCAATATAGACCCTTATCCGAAGTAGTATTTGGAGCAATACCACGAACAAGATTGTCACGGAATGGTATTGGCATCTGAACTGTTTTTCGGAATGGATTTGTTACGGCATACGTCGTTGCATCATTAAACCCAGCGAGTGGTACAGAACCTGAAGTTACTAAGTGAGCTGGTCCACGGAAACCAACCGGTAGAGCCGTTGGATCTACGTCCTGTGCATCAACCCCATAGGCAACCTCAACACGAATATATTTGGAGTTATTTGTGTAATCTCCTAGAGTGACAAGCTTTGAAGCTCCATCTTCTGTGTCGAAGTTATAAAAAGTATTATAATCTCCGATTACACGTGCAATATAATTTGGATTTGTTGGGTCTAATGATAATCCTCTATATTGTTCTAAAACAATTTTGCTCTTATCGCTATCTGAGAAATCTCTTACTAGAAGATCGAACGTTCCATAGAGATAAACGTCAGAAAGGCTTGGAGTAATATTTTCAATTGAGATTTTAACTTTATCGTTTGCGTATACGCCGTCATCCACAGAGTGAATACGGAAAAGATTAACTGGTTTGCCGCCGAACTTTTGTGAAGTTAACCATGGGCTCTTTGGAGTACGATAACGGTCTTCAAAGTTTTCATAGTTAGGAGCATATAGAGAACCACTATTTCTTGTTTTTGAACCAGTTACAAGGAATGCAACGTTTTCTAAACCAAATGTTGTACGTAGATTTTTAACACCATTATCAGTATTTAGGATAATGCCAGAACCTGTTACAACTGCTTGTGATGGATGAATAACCCAATCTGTTTGCAAGTAGTATCCGGCTTGTTCAAGCTTTAATGGATCTCTATTCATTAAAGAGCCAAAGTAGTTTGGAGCTTCAACATCAAAAGATGCAGTAATTACACTTGGATACATTGGATCGGTATTTGTAAGACCATTTACAAGCATAACGAATTCTTGTAATCCATTAAGAAGTTTGACAGAGCCGGTAACTGCACCTCCTGGTGTTGTTGTGCCTGTAGAAACGACATTTGAACTGCTAATAGAAGAAGATAACGTTAGAAGAGTACCACTAGCTGCGAAAAGAATGCCACGAACAATCGGAGCTCCATTTGCTGATAAACCAGCGTCTGTTAACATTGAAGAGCTTACTATGGTATTAGAGGCAGTTGTTTCATATTGGCTCATGAAAGCACCAAGGAAGTATGTTCTTCCAAGAGAGTTACCAAAAGTAGCATATTGAGAAGCGGTTAATTCGCCTGCAAATCCATTCCAATATTCTGGCAACTCACCGCCGACGACATAACCTGCTCCCTCAACCTTTCCACGATTTCCACCAGCAGCATCCGTATCAACAGTTCTAGCATTGCCTGCTCCGGCTCCAAGAACACGAATAAATGTAGCAGCTTGAGCGTTTCTTAACCATTCGGAAACCGCTAATGGACCAACATATATGTCATTAGTTGTTTCTCCAAAGGTTGCTTGAAAATCATTGTAGGTAGCTACGGTTGTTGGTACATATGCTGGTCCAGCTATAGAGGTACCAATCACACCAGCAGGAATACCAGAAGGCTGTATTGCCGTTGGTCCTGTTAGATTTATTGTTCTAGCCGAAACGCCTGCTGATTTGAACGATATTTGTGTCATTGTTGTTATGCCTTTTCTATTTTTTCAGTTACTAATATTAACTATTCATATCAACCGAATTGAACGCCTTCTCTTGTGACAATGAAGTCGAGGGCGATGAATTCTACTGCCTTGACTGGAAGTAAGTAAATCTTAGCATTCATTTTGTTATTCTCACGGTCGAGCATTGTATTATTTGTGTTATCGCAAACAACTTTGAATTGTCTCAAACCACCACGATTTTGTACTAGAGACAATATTGGAGTAACTCTAGAAATGAATTCATTATATAGAGCTGGAGTTAGTTGTTGCCAAATAAGCTTATTGCCGATATCGATTACTTGACGTTGTACGTCCATAATCATACGTTGAACGTTAATGCTGTCTAGTGAAGTGCCCGCTCCATCAAGTGTCTTTTGTGCGAAGATTACATAACCTTCATTTGGGAACTTAACGATTGGATTAACTCTTACTTGATAAAGCTTTTCACGTTCTCCTTGATTTACTCTTGTTCTCGTAAGGGTTACGAAGTTAAGGGCTGCACGATTAAATCCTGCTGGAGCAAACCATGGATAAGCTACCTTGTCGTTATAGCCGATTGCAGCGAGAGCAGCGACCGTTGCTGGTACTGTAATTCTCTTGTTTGTTTGCGGATCAGCAATAATGACATCTGGAAAATATGCAGAAACAAATGTGTTGTCGATAGAACGAGTATCGAAGTTATTGGCAGTTTGTTGAACGTCGATAAAAGACGATGTACCAAGAATTTCTCCATCAAATATTCTATCTCCAGAAGAGTTGTAGTTTGGAATGTCCATTAGGTATAGAGCTAAACCAAAGCCAGATGCTCTATCTGATGCATAATCCGTAACAAACGGTTCACGTTGACCTGGAAGTGATAGCAAGTTGATATTAGAAGCAATCGGATTTGTAATAATGTCTGTTGCTATACGATAGCTATTGATTTGATTATTTTCAATTCCAATGCCGTTTTGATTTGCACTAAATCCAGGGGATACAAATGCAGAATAAGCACCACCATCAACTTCAATTGAAGTAGATTTATCATCAAATCTAACAGCGTGTTTATCTAGAATGTTAACGCCATCAAAACCACCATATAGGAAGGTTGTAAACTTGGCATAGTTGTTGTATTTGTTGAACGTTATTGGTTGCGTACCTTCATGTACAAGGGATGCAAACGTAACAAATCCATTGACGTTATACGTTGTTGGATCAACAACTCCATTACGGATATATTGAGCTTTTCTCATTTGAGTACTGGCGGTACCAGTAAGACCTGAAATGTCATTAACGCCACTAACCGCAACTCTAGCTAAAGTAAACTTATTATTATTAAAATTATCTTTTGAAGAACCGGTTACTACCACGTCTAGCTTGCTAATACCAGCAAACTTTGTTGCCGCAGCAATAAAGCGATTTTGTTCGTTATTGATATTAACGTTTTCAACGTTGTTATTGTTTCTTTCGAACTTCACGCCCCAGAAGAGACGAGCATCTGTAATTTCTAGAGAACCGCTATTTCTAGTTACCTTATAACGATATGGAACTGGTGGGACAATTGCGCCTTCACAGCCAAATGTGTCTTGAGAACCAATGCCAACTAAACGGCGTTGTGAAGCGATTGAGGAGCTCACGTCGGTGAATTTTGGATTTGTATTCAATACGTCAACGCCACGGAAACCAAATGGAAGTACGCTTGATGGTACCATCTTTTGTTCTACAGCATCGCTGATTACTACACGAATATAGTTGGACTTATTTGCATACTTTCCAGAACGAACTATGCGGCGATCATCTGGATCTTCTACGTCGAAATTGAAGTATGCTTTTGCATCGCCAATAATCTTGCCAATGTAATTATCGCTATCTGGGTCAAGCGTTAGATCAGTAAATTGTTCGATAACTGCTTGATTAATATCAGTATCTCCAAATTGACGAACCGTTATAGCAAATGTTCCATATGGATATATTGGATTTGTTGAAGCTTGTAAGCTTTGAACTGATATTTTAATTTTATCGCTGATATATTGGCCATCATCCAATGCTTCAATATGGAATAAATCATGTTCCGTTGAACCATATGGTTGAGAAATGAAAGCTGGAGTTCTTGGGGTTGTATATCGTGTATCGAAACGACCATATGCCGCTAGGAATTTTTCATTTGGCAATCCGGACGTGGTAGAAGTATTCAAGGTTCCAGAAGCAATCAATACGCCATTGATGTTACTTTGAACGACTGTTGCAACTTCATCGTCTACTGCAAAATCAGCATATAAATAATGTTGTTCTTCTTCAAACTTTGAAGGATCTGTATTGAGAAGCTTTCCGAAGTAAAGATCGGATGTTGGATTAAAGGATGCAGAATATATTTTTACTCCGACAAATCCATCGTCAGTCGCATATGATGTACCAAGTGAGGTAGAAATTACAATCTTAAAATATGGTTCTTCGCTATTGGCAGGAGTTGAATATATTGCGGTATCATTTAATCCTGGGGTGAATGCTTCATTGCTGGCAGACATAATCATTACACGAGAACCAGAAGCAGCAAATATAACGCCACGAACAAGATTAACTCCCAAACTAGCATCTACATAGCTATTGTTATCTGTAAACATTGGGAAACCGGATGGTGCGGATTCGCCTGGTTGCAAGTCGTGACGAGCAACCAAGAACTGAACGGCTCCAACTGCTCGAGTACTATTTGCAACGGTACCCCATCCATTAGAAGCAGAAAGTTTAAACCCAGCATTTTTAACGATGCCGGCGGTTTGAGTGGCTGCAATATCAATAGAAGTTGTATTTGAACCGGCTCCCAATACCCTTATGAATGTAAGTGCATTACGGTTTTGTAAAAATTTTTCTACAGCATATGGGGCTGTCAAGTTTGGATTAAAACCGCCAAACTTGGTTTGGAAATCTGAAAATGATCCAAGAGTATATGGAATGAATGCTGGTCCCTTAACCGATGAACCAACTATACCAGCAGGTACGCCGTTAGGAGCAACTACTCTTGCGGTTAGATCGATTTCACGATCATAATAGCCTGGGAATTTAAAAACTTGATCTGGCATTTGGTTTATCCTTCTTCTTCAAATCAGCGTTGAAGCCTTTTCTTTTTCTAATTAGGGGTTACTACACCACTATTTCTTCATTTGGATGATATTAAATATTCTTCTAAAGTTTCAATATCTGAAGCTGCAAACACTGTTTCTCCCTTTTTTTGATTGACATCTAAGATAGATACGTATTTCTTATGCTTCTTTCCAGTTATTGGGTCAATTAAAGTCTTATTAAGAGCAAATTTTTGTAATGTAGTTTCAGTTTGTTTTGTTGCGGGGTCCATATCGATATCTGTTAATGTAAAACCGTCATTAGGAGTATCTTTGATTGGAGGTCTTTCCAAAACGTCTTTTGGTTGTATATCTCCAGCTATTGCAATATCAAATACTAAGTTTGGACAACTAATCGATCTTCTTACAGGAACAGCATTTGTAGGCGCTTGAGCAGCCAATAAATAACCTTTAACGTTAATATTAAAGGTATATTTTATAAGACGCTCCTCACCTTCAAACTGATCGATGTTTTCTCCATTGGAGAAACTGTCTTCTGTGTATGCAAGAAACCAATAACCTTTATCGGTTTCTAATTTATGCCCTCTAAACTGTGGAAGAAAAGAGGTCATATATGTTTGAATAAGATATGTCATGTGTTGGGTATAATTCGTCCAAAACACAACTTCATACTTCGCAGTAAAAAACTGTGGCTGCGGAATTGTTATTATCTCATATATGTTATTTGCAGATAGTCTATTTTGTAACAATCCACCTTGAACAACTTCCAATTCATTTTTATCATCGCCGGTAGGTCTATTAGAAGTTGGTAATCCAGAAAGAACGCTTTGTAAGTTCTTTAATCCTTGTTTGTTAACAAGGTTTTGATAATCTCTATCTTCTGGAGCTAATTTTCTTTTTATTGTTATAACCCCAGTATATTGGTTCATGCCTCTACCGGTAATATCATCAGGAGCTTGTTCTATAGCGGTCCTACGAATGGATATAGCTGGAAGAATAAGGACTTTATTTTTATCTCTTGGTGGTTTAAGACGTTTTGCAAGAGCAAATCTTTCACCGGTAGCAAAGATAACATATGGTTTCTTTACATTTTGCGGACCTTTTGCGGCGCTCACCATGAAAGTATTAAAACCAATAGTCTTATCAAATAAACGATGAATGGCAAAATCGATATCTTCTATACCAACTGGAGGGATAGTGAAATCTAAGCTTGGCTGATTTTCATAACCACTATCAAGATGATCTTTAGGATTTCTTGGGTCTTGTGGTATGTTCTGTCTTGTGACATTCTCTTTTGGGTCAACAGCCATATATCTAAGTATCAGTCTTCGTTATAGATATCTGTTGGTTCTACGTAAGTTGGACTATTATTATCAAAAGAACTTGCTTCCTCTGGTTTATGTGTAGGATCTGGATCCGCATCTATATTAATAATACGAGCGCCTTCGTCTAATGCTATTGGAGCCATATCTTCTGCCAATCTATTACGCATCTGACGTTTGTCCAACGTTTGTCCTTCAATATTCTCCGTAAGACCACGTTGTTGTTGCCAAACCTTAGTAACATTACTATCAATATACTTAACGCCTTGATCTTTAAGCATTTGTTTAAAGACGTTAACATCAAATTGACCTTTTCGTGCTACTTTGCCTTCTAACTTATAACCGGTTGTATATTCTACTTGACCGTATATGTTGTCTATAGGCACGAAAGTAACTAACTCATATAGTTGGTCACCATAAAGGAAGAAGTCGCCTTCATTAAGGTTATAGCCCTTGTCTAAGAGGTCACGGGCTTGAACAAACAACTCAAACTTATTGACTTGCTCATTACCAAATTGGTTCCATTTAGTTTCCCAGTTGGGTTGTCCAGCCATAACATCTAAACGAATTGGATTTTCAAATATCTTCTCAATTGCTTCTTCATATATTGGATGAATTTGGGTCTTCATCGTAGAAATAGGATAATAAATTATCTGTTGCCCAATTACGTCTTTTACCAATTCCTTGGTAATGTCATTGATAAACTGGATCTCTCGGCTTGTTATGAATAACCTTGACATATAGATAAATAGGGCAACCTGACATTATAATGTAATTTCAAACAGTTCTTGCAGCCGGATTTGATTGAGCTTTCTTATATCTATCAACAAATACGTTATATAACTCAAATAATCTTTTCATTGTATTTTCAACTTCGGCAGTATCATAACGATGTTTAAAGTCATCTGGATCTATATTTGTTAATCCAAGAGATTTTGAATATTCAGTTCTTATCTTTTTTGCCATCTTTGCTGGATTGGATATAATCTTTCCTTTGGTTACATATTTCGAAATTTCAGCAATCATAGTAACGCCCAGCTCTTCTTCATCTTCAAATGATTGATTGTATTTTATAGGCGGCAATGGAGCACGAAAAGGAACATCTGCTTGACTGTAATCAACGAAATTAAAAGGTTTTTTAAATTTTTCATAACCAACATAATATCTTTTACTAAGTCTGCCTGGTGAAAAATCGTCACCTAAAACCGCCCAATACGTATCCTTACCTAAATTCTTAATATCAAAATCAAATTTACTACTAACATTTTTTTCTTTTTTGTCAGCAAATATATCCATAAACCATTTTATATAATCGGATTGGTCCATATTAAAAGGTTTTGTAAAAACTTCTTGCGGCGGATTAAATTTAAATGCTCTTAAAAAAGCATCATTATAAAGCTTTATAGCATCTTTATCAAGCCGTGTTCTATTAAATTCTGTAGGAGTTGTAGAATATTGACCACTTTTCTCTATAGACTGTTTTCTTTTGCCAAATTTTTTAGCTAAATGTCCGGTAAAAGCATGAATAAGATCATGAGTTTCGTCATTGCCAATCATTTCAGGTTTTTTTAAATTCGGATTAAGATAAAGTTTGAAACTATTACGATCAGATTGAAAACTTACCCCAGCTTTTCTTTCTGTATCTGTTGCCATTGGAGCAGATTGTAGTTTTTGACCAGCATCTATTATGTCTATTGGAATAGCTCCAGGTAGCGCACCGCCCTCATATATCAATCTATTCATCGCTTGGGCTAAAGAATAAACCCCGATCATTGCAGGAGATAATTTTTGGATATCAATATCTTCTTCCAATTGCTCTTTGATTATAAGACGGATATATTCTTTTAATAGGTTCATATCTTCTTCTTCTAATTGGTAGCGTTCCACTTGTTATGAATAACCGGCTCATCTTTTAGTTCTTCTTGCTGGTGCTTTTTTAGTCGGACGTGCTGGGGCTTTTTTGGTTGGACGAGCTGGGGCTTTTTTGGTTGGACGAGCTGGTGCAGGAGCGGGAGCAGCAGGTGCTCTGCGAGGTCTTCTTGCTGGAGCGGGTTCAGGGAATGGAGAAGGTTCTCTTTTGGCTGCTAAACTCTGTCTGGCAGCGTTTAGTTGGGCTGGTGTTACCTGCTCACGATCATATATGTTCTCTGCCGCTTTCGCAGCTTGTTTACGAGCTGGTTGAGCGGTAGATAGACCAACCGTATAACGCTGCAACATTTGATTATATAACTCAAATAATCTCGTTAACGCTTTTCTTGCTTCTAGCGTATTGTATCTTAGTTTATATTCTTGCGGCTTAATATTTCCCACGTTAGTGCTTGGACTTGGTGCTTGTTGATATTTACTAAATATTTTATAAACAACGTTTTTAACGTCAATAGGTTGACCAGCTTCCACTTCATAACTAATAGCCATGTTAATGACATTTCCAAGCATTTCTTCGTCTTCCATGGATTGTTTCCAAGCAACTTTTCCAGGGCTACCTTTGCCTACTGTTGGTGCTCCGAAATTATCCGGATCTGCTGGATCAAGTTTAGCATTGGAGATATCAACATTTCCCCAAGATCTGTGTCCAAAAATACCTGGAAGAACGCCGCCTGGACCATATACAGATTTCCATATCGTATAGCCGATATATATGAAGTTATCTTTGTTAACAGTATTTCCGTATATTTTAACGTTCTTATTCTTAATTTTTGGCCAAACTGTTTTAACAAACCAATTGCTATATTCGGTAGGTTTTTTCAATTCAAATGTTTTTTCAAAAACTGAATATGGTAACTTATACCCAAATGTTTTTTCAAACTTATCCGTAAAATCCGCAATTTCATCTTTTTTCAAAGTTATTTTATTGAATTTGGAAGGAGTACCACCATATTGGCCAGAAGCCTCGAGGCTTTCTCTTCTTCTGGCTATTGCTTTGGCAAGGTGTCCAGTAATCGTATGCATAATATCATGAGTTTCATTATCGCCACTCATGAAAGTTCCTGCTTTAGAAGGATCAATATATAATTTGAAAGTAGAGCCGGTATGCTGAAGGGATACTCCAGAATTTCTTTCTGTATCTGTTATCATTGGAGCAGACTTTAATTCTTTTCCGGAACTAATAATGTCTATTGGCAAGGCTCCAGGCAATGCATCTCCCTCATAGATTAGCTTATTAATAGCTTGAGCAAGAGAATAAATGCCTAACATTCCAGGATTTAGACGTTTTAGGTTAACGTCTTCATCCATAGCTTCTTTAACAAGTAATGTGATATATTCTTTTAATAGTTTCATATGTTTTTGTCTTCTAATTGGTAGCGTTCCACTTATCATTATATATAGATAGAACAGAGGGGAGCTTTTGACTACTCATCCAATAAATAATGTATATTTTGGGGGGAAAGGCATATGTTGCAATAGTTTCATATTATTTTCTGCTCTATTTGCTTCAAGCTCTGCAAGTTTATCGTAGGTCAAGGCATCAAGTTTAGTGATAATGCCAGTATCACCAACCAATAAGTCTTTTTTATCTTCTCTTCCTTGAGCAAGTAGTTCATCACCGTTAAGAGTTAATTCTGCGCCTGGAATTGGGATTGTCTTCATCTTGGTTCTAACAAGTCCAAGAAGTTCTTTAGCAACCGCCAAAGTATAAAGAATAATCCAATTTCTACTCCATGGGTTGAGAGAAGAATACGTTATAAAGCCCGCAGGAATGTTTCCTGGGTTACTGACACCGAATAACACGGAGGACGGTGTAGCAGGATCCTGGAGGCTTCCAGACGCCTCTAATGAGCCGCTAAAGTATGTGCCAACAATGCCTGGAGCAGCCGAGGGTGGAAAGCCAACTCTTAACCACAATTTATCATTAAAGAATGGAATAAGATTATTTGGAGTTGGGAATATTCGGATACCAGTTCCAGATATTTTATAAGTATAATGAGAACGTCTTACACGAGAAGCCATATCTAACATTCCAGCTCTCAATACGTCTTCAAACAAGGGAAGAACGTAGAAACGTGTATCTGGAACGTAGCTTTCTACTGGAAGACCTGAAGCAACGAAATTAGATGCAAGATTGCTATTAAATACATATTGAATTGGAGCATAATGATATACTTCAAATATTTTCATTCTACCACGAACATCAAGGGAGCCGGTGCCCATATAAGCAGCAAGACGATTGCCTGCTTCATCTTTTAATTCTTCATATATATCATAATCTTGACGACCTAATTCCAATTTAATAGAACCAGAATAACTTTGAAGAGATTGACCGTATCCAACTTCTGAAGCATATGGCTCTGCTTGTCTTATGATGAATTCAAAGTTTGGTTGAACGTAGTTATTAATTAAATTGAGGTTATATTTGCCAGTAGCAGGGTCAATACTTCCGGTAGGGGTTCCAAGAAGAGAAGATAAATTTGATTTGGCTTGATATTCAATCATGACTGCGTTAAAGTAAAGGGTAGCCTCTTCAAAACAAGCCCAAATCATTTTCTTTGTCAATTCAACGCTTAATACGTCTTCTCCAAGCTTTCTTAAAACGAATGTAACGACTTTATCTGCATCATTTTGAAATGCCGTATCACTATCAAAAAATCCAAATGGAGTTGGGGACATTGTTGTATTAAATGTTGACATATTACTAATTAGTATGATATTATGAGCAATCAAATTTTAAAAACTTATATACATGAAATCATCAAAGAAACGTTGCAAGCTGGAAAGAAATTACGTATATTCGATCTTGATGATACTCTTGTAAAAACAAATAGCAAAGTTCATATTAAAAAAGCTTCGGGTGAGCTGTTAGATTTAAATCCAGCAGAATATGCGGTATATGAAAAAGAACCCGGCGATGAATTTGATTATTCCGACTTTCAAGGATTAAAAGATCCTAAAGCTATACGTTGGACAACAAAAATATTAAAGCTTGTTATTGCAAAACATGGAACTGACAGCGCAGTTATTCTTACCGCACGTGGAAGTGAAGAACCAGCTCGGGAATTCTTTCGTTTAAACGATATCCCAGAAATTCCTGTTGTTGCCCTCGGCAATAGCGATCCGGAAATGAAAGCTCAATGGATTAAGATGGTAGCTATGAAGTTTGGATATAAAGAGATTGAGTTCTTTGATGATAGTCCAAAGAATATAGCCGCCGTTCAAAGATTAAAAGTTCCTGGCGTTAAAATCATAGCTAGATTAATAAAATGAAAAAGGGAGCTTTCGCTCCCTTCTTCTTTTGTATTTTACTTTCAAATACCTGCTAGCTTACGCCAACGATTAAGATACACCCTCTCGTGTTCTTCGTTTATCATCTTCTTTATAACACGATAACGAGTAGCATCATTTTTTCTATGAGCTTCAGCTAACATTCTATTAAGCTTCATAAGTCTATATTCTTTGAGGCTTTGTTCTTGACCAGGAGTTTCTGGTGCAGCAGGAAACTCTTGATTTGGACTTTCAGGATTTGCTTGATTTTTTTCAAATTCTCCAGGTCCATACAAGAAAACTTCAGCAGGTACTTTGCCGCCTAATGCATTTTTAACATCTGATATGTTTTTTGCATCATCATCATAGAAATGTACTTCGTCTGGTTGTTGTTCTGGTGGCTTGCCATCAAAATATAACTTTTTAATTGCATCGCCCTTATTTCCGCCGCCTAGACCTTTTATTCCATTTGTTAAGTTAGCGCCTTGCGATGTCATAAAATCTTTTAAATCAGATTCAACAGACGGAGGATGAGGTTGTCCTGCGAAATCTTTTGGAATTCTTCCGGAACTTTCACCAGAACGAGCAGTAATAATTTGACTTGTTGCACCCGCAGGCAAGTTTTTAATTTTAGATAATGTTGAGTCGATTGGTTCTGCTGATTTTGCAGTAGATGAAGGGCTATAGTCAGCTACAATTGCTTCGCCAGCAAACTTCGGATCTCCAGGCGTTGGTTTGGTTGGAGAGACTAATACGTTATTAATTCCTTCACGTGCTTTAGCTAAACCGGCAGAATTAATATAAGCGGCGATACCATCAACGCCATCTGGTTGTTCAATCTGTCCACCTTTTGGACCGGTTAACATATAATCCTGTCCAATTCCCTTACTTGCTAACCATTGTTGCATTTCTTGTGGAGTTTTTAATGGAACACCATCACGATATACCATTATACCATTTGCATCCTTTGTAACACCTAATGTGTCATCAAAGTCAAATACGTGAACTTGCTTCTTTGGTTCTGCATCACCTGGAACTGGATCTCCAGCAGTAACAACACCTTTTTCTTCTTTACCAGAAGAAGGCGGGGTTTCTTGATCTTGCTCAAACAATTCTGTTAGCAAATGTTTTAATTTTAATTTCATTTCAGCCTCTTTTATTTATTCCAGCTAATAGTTTCCAACGATCTAGATCAAAACGGACGCTTTCCTTTTGAATATCGTAACCTGGCTTAAAGTTAATATCGCCGCTTTGTAATGCGGTAGAAAGTCCTTCTGAACCTGGCCCACCATCTCCAGTTCCTGTTTGTGGCATCTTTGGACGTGGGAATTTTCCTGCTGCTGGCAATGTCTTGCAATTGTGTGCCAAAGAAGCAGCACAAGTTCCCCATTGAGCGCCAGGATCCCCTGAAGGAACAACCGTTCCCGTATTTGCTTCATTTCCAACGTTTGCAAGACCTTCGAAGCCTTTCATGTTAATTTGTTCTTTTAAGGCTTGAGACATTTCTCCATAAGCAGACGCAGGAGCTACTCCACTTGCGCTAGCCTGAGCAATTTTTTGACTAGCTGCTGCTGGACCGGTTGGCTTGTTAGGCAATGCATTGGCTGCTTCTATTTCATCTGGAGTTGCACTAACAACTAATTTTCCTTGCAATTGCTTTACAACATCTAGAGTTAATAAAGTTGAGCCGCCGCCTGCAAATTTAGCTATGATGTCATTAAATCCCATGCCATATACGTTCATTCCTTGCTTAACGCCTTGCGTTGGAACGTCGCCTTTTGTTACTGCAATTGCCGCTTGAGTCATTTTTAATGCCATTTCTGGATCTGCAATGTTGATATTAATGCAAGCTAAAGTAACATCTGGATTAAAGACCATTGCTTGGGACCAACGGTGATGACCATCGATAACCCATTTTCCTCCTGCGGTTATAATAGGATCGTCGCCGCCTTGCCATGCGCCACCACTATAGAAAGCTGCTATTCCACCTGGATTTTTAAATGACCATCCAACGGAACCGCCTAGATCGATTTCGCTTTGAGTTGGACTTAAAGCTTTGCCAGCAATAGTAGTTGCTGAAACTTTAACTCCTTCATCACCCGGTGCTCCATCTTTTTTCCCAGCAGCCAAGAACGCACGAAGCTTTGGGTCTTTTGCCACAACCTTAAGTTGTTCAACGAATTGTGCATATGGAAGTTTCCATAATGCGGCTATTTTTTCTGCACTTACGCTATCTGGTGCAGCAGCATTTTTATCCGCTTCGGCATCAGCTTGTTCAAATAACCACTTAAGGGACGGACGACCTGTGTATCTATTATTTTTCATATCAACCTCTTTTTATTCCTGCTAAAACTTGCCAACGATCAATACTCCATGCAGCCTCACGAATAAGACTACCTACACGTTTAAATGCTTCATCTGTTTTTGTTGGTTTGCCTAAAGCATTGCCTAGACGAGTTAATATTGGAAGTAATTTTCTAGTTGGAATTGAAGATTTAAATAAATGACCGGTTAAATTCATGTTTGGATCTAATAAATAACCCCCCGCCCAGCGATGATGACCATCTAGTATCTCTATGCCATTTCCAGCATCTACTACGTAAGCTCCTAATTCTGTTCCTGGTGTTGGGTAATTGCCAACAGCAAAATTTAAGCTTTTTCCAATCAATACGTTTTTCTGCGTTGGCACCATTTTATTAATTGTTAATGGAGCTTGATCTTGATATGCAACAGCCGGTTCGTCATCTCCAGTTTTTCCATCCTTAACGCCAGCTTTTAGCCATTCTTCGGCGTCTGAAGGACTTGTATTCAAAGTGTTGATAGCAACAGAAGCCGGTCCTTCTTCCTCATTTAACATCTCAGCTAGTTTTTTTACTCCCATTTCTAATAATTTATGTTGGGCAGCTTCTTGCATACCTTGTTGCTGAGTTGATTCGGATCCTTTTCCTGCTTCTGCCGTTTTTTCTGCGCCAGATTTCATATCATAAAATGGAGCATTAAAATCAACCTGATATTCCCCGCCTGGAGAAACTGCATCAATCATTTTAGATACTGCTTCTGAATCATTCCAATCCTTAATATCTGTTGCTGGCAAGAATGGCATCTCATTTTTTGGCAAACCGGTGCTAGGTAATTTGGCGCCAATCTCTCCAATACGTTTAGCTAATTCATCTGGTCCAATTTTAGCTACCAAAGCTTTAATCTCTTCGGCAGGTTTTTCAATAATTTTTATTATATTTGGATTTGCTTCCGGATTTTGCATCGCAGTTACAATTGCTTTTGGATCTACATCTGCAATATTTGTGTTTTTATTAATAGAGTTAATATCTGCAATTTTTGCTTTTTGTTGCTCTGGATTTTGAGCGCCAGCAGCAGGTGCTGGAGCAGCCGCAGGAGCTTGTTCAAATAGCCATTTAAGGGAAGGACTACCAGTATATTTTTTATTTCTCATCGATTAAACCTTTCGGAAACAATACTTTTTTAAATAGTACATATAGGATCAAAATTCTAATTTATTGCCCCTAACAACAGAATTACGTTCACACCAACCAGCTCGCAATTCTAAAACATATCGACAAGGACGTTTAATCTTACACGTTCTTTCATCATATGCTAATAAATGATGAACTCCTAACACTCTCATATCTTCATCTAAAGGGACAAGATCCAAATCAAAAGGAACGTCCCGCATCCAAAAACCTAATTCTTTTGGCTCGGGATAAACGAAAAAAAGCCCAAAGCCATCATCCGGCTCGGGCTCAAACATAAATCCTTTTTCCTGCTCTTCTGGAGTTGTTAACATACGTAGTCTTAAAGGAATTCCTCCTAACGTAGCTTCACAGTTGGATCGTTGTTTCCATATGGAATATATATCTCGCATTGTTTGCATACGGGATAAATATTAAAGCGGTTCCAAATACATATACGATATATTAATCAGCTTTTCATTAATTAACACGTCGAAAGAATTCTTATCGAATTCTCCTACTATAATCCCAATGCTATTAATAGGCATCCAATCCCAATGCAAGTGCCTTGTTTCTTGCCCATATCCACCAATGACGTATACACGAACATCAGGCATATCATCAAGCACAGCATTAACGTTAATGTGCTTTAAACGAACAAGCTGTCCAACTTTAAATTTAGACATCTTCCTCATTAACAAGTTCCCAATCCGTGTTAAAATGATCTACGTTTTTATCATATGAAGAAGCAATCATATATGTTGCATAATCTACCAACTCCTCATATGACATTCGGTTAACGATAAGTTCTGCAAGCGCCGTGCGGTTCTTCTCCGTATATAGCGGTCTAATATTACTCATAGAAATACTACCAAAATAAGCAAAGCCATTAGAACAACAAAGGTGGCAAGAGGCCAAACAAACTCAAGCATAAACTCCGAAAGAATGTCTCCACCTTGATCCGGACGAAGATCACGCTGAATATCCCCAATACGACGATTGCGACGATCACGAACCATGTTTAAACCTCCACCGAGGAAAGCGTGGCAGGGACAATTTTCAGTCTTCCATGGAAATCGAAGTTGCCGCAAGTAAGTGCAACGTAAATATCATCATAGCCCTGCGGAAGACCATTCTCGTCCAGAGGAAACTCACTCACAAAACGCTCGGCATCACGCTCAAGCTCAAAGACCTTAAGGATCTCGCTCGACACGTCACTCACGATCCCTCGCACAATATAAACGTGCTTCATCAACCGGCTCTTTTCATTCTTCATATAATCAGCATAACATTGATTATAAGATATTTCAAGGTATTAATTCTTCAATAATATCAAGGAGTTATATCGCAAGGATCACGAATAATGTCCCTTAAGGCTTCTGCCATTGCAATTGGATCACTCGTTAACTCAAACTCTATTCCACATTCATTATATGTTCTTGCAACTACAGGATCTACAACATATGCAAATACTTCCCCATGAGTTAATGCAGAACACATATCAGTTTCCGTTATTCTCGGCTCTCTATAACTTTGCCCAGCTTCATCAGTAAACAATATAATAATCCTTACTGCATTCTCTCTCCATCCAATACGTAACTCATCATCCATCCCTAACATATATACCGCATCATATGAAGGTTCACTTCCTCCTCCAATACCAAGAAAGCTTGAATTCAATATTGGATTAAATATAGAAAAAGGAACAAGACGAGTAACTACACTAACTTGTCCGTCTATGGAACCCGGCACCAATACGAGTCCAAATCGGAATGATGTATCTCCACTAAACGTGCTTGTAAAGGCGTCTGTAGCCCTTTTAACGGCTGCTATTCTTAATGCCATACTACCAGACGTATCTATCGCATAAACAACGTCAAAGCCCTCCGAGGGAAATGGAACGCAACCCGTAGAACTTAACACACCGTCAACACAACCATCACAATCATTATCTATGTCGTCACAAGCGTATGTCCCACTCTCTATACGAGGAGGAATAGAACCTATGCATTCATCCCAATAGCCTTCATAACATACTTGAACACCACGCTCACATGGAGGATTTAATACTTCTGTCGCACCTAAATCTCTATCGTAACACCAACGAGATACTGGACCACGACTATCTCCATCAATCGTTCCATCACAATCATTATCAAGATTATCACAAACTTCTGGAACACATTCTATACGAGTGCAATGTCCTATAATGCATCCATATCCAGAACTCGGATATCCGCATTGATCATCAAACTCACATACCGCACCAGTAACATCGGTTGGTCTACAAACTCCAAAACGACACTCTTCCGTGTTATAATCACACGCAGGACTATTACCACAATTACATTCGTTTAAATTACAACGATCAGTTATAGTAAATGGACAAACGTGGTCGCACCCGCCGCAATTGTTAATGTCGTTATCAATTCCACCATCCTCACTACATATCGTGCCAGCATCGGGAACATATGTTCCAGCATCCAATACGTCAGTTGTTCTATCGGTACAACCAACAAACAAAACCGCTAAAAATATTAAAACCTGTCTCATATCGTTTATAATGAGACAGGTTTCTTTAAATTTATAAGGTATATTCAGCTATTCTTTTCTTCTGCTCGCTTCTGTGCGTTTTCAATATGACGCCGAATGTCGTTTACCGCCCACTTAGCGGTGCTAAGATACCGGCGACGACTGTGGTAATAAGGAAATGCACGATCAACGCCGCCCTTCGCCATAAGGCGAATAGCATTTTCAATATCTTCCTTAAGACGGACAAGTTCCGGTCCAATCTCAAGCATCTGTGACATAATACGGGCAGTCTTTTGTGCCTTACGTTCGGCTGCTTGCTCCTTACGAAGCTTCCATGCCTCTGCCCGTTCTGCCTTAACTACCGCACGCTGTTCCGGCGGAAGGGAATTAAAATGCTCACGGCGACCTCGGTCAAGTCTCTTGCGGCGTGCAAGCCTCCATTCCTCACGGGCTGCAAGTAGCGCCTTATTAAAAGAGGAACCATTGTCATAATAATTGCCGATTAGATTATAACTGACGTTATATAGTGACCAGACGCTATCCTCCTCAAACCAAGTCTGTCCATCATCCACGGAAAGATGAACCTTGGTACGGATATACCGACCCGCCTGTCCCTCGGAGGGTGCCGTCCACTTTAAACGATAATTGCCATAGACAGTCTCGGTGTCAGGCTCGGATGCAAAAACACGCCAGCCAGTAATAGTATCAAAACGATGATGGGGAGGATTATACTTGCTCATATGTTTTTATCATACCATATCGAATAAAAGAATTAAACAAATATTTTTGGCTTATTTTATAAGGGTTTTAAGAACTCGGCTTTAATAAGCATCAAACGTTCATCAAGCAAGCAAGGAATGTAGTTTCCATCTGGAACATACTTTCCTTTTATCGTTGCACTAAACCGTTCTAACTCTTTTCCTTTTATACTTTCTTCAAGTTGCAGAACAACCGAATTAGGCTCGATAAAAGAATATTCTTCTAAATCAGGCTCAATATCTCTTGTGTTAATATCGGATATTTCATCGTAACATATGCTCGCCCATTGTCCTTTTTCCGTTTTCTTGACGAGAAAACCATATGGAGCAGCGACATCAAATGGATGAAATCTACCGGTGCGTCTTATTTTGAATAATTTGCCCATTGTTTCTTAAATAACAAGATCTATTTTCATATGCTAAAAAGCAACTAAGGCTATGAACTTATTTGCTCATAGCCTTAGTTTTGATTATTTTAGGACACTTTGTCTACCTCACTATATCAAGTGAGGTCACTAACTCATATAAGATTTAGATCGAGAACTGTAACGGTTCCGTAGAAGTCGTTACGAACCATTCTCTTGCCGTATCTCGTCATGACGCCCTTACGTGGGGTGAAGTCATCTTGTGCGTAGATGACTGGCGTAAGGATTAGTGGAACGTATGGTGCGTATATATAACCGCTCTCAAGGAACGTATTGCCCTTAAGACCAACAAGGATCTTGTTAGCTGGGAAATATGGATCCTTATAAACCGTGTAACGGTTATTAAGCGTACCAACGGCTTCTGCGCCTACGGTCATGCTGTCACGTACTTGACCATCGGAGTCAAGACGGTAAGCTGGCTTGTAGGATACAAGATGCTCAAGGATTGTGCAAACGTCTGGTGACGTGACAAGGAAGTTTGCAGAACCACGAAGCGTCTTCTTGTAGATCGTGTTAGCAACGTCAGATACTGTCTCAATAAGGGTTTGATACCATTCTTGAATATTGACGAATGCCATTGGACCTGGGGATAGCGTGGAGCTTTGAAGAGCCTCTGCACCCGTGAGCTTGTTGACGATCTTGCCTGGAGCTCTGGACCAGTAAAGGTTTGCTGCACCAGCTTGTGTAAGAAGGTCGTTAAGGATTTCACGGTCGATCTCAAGCGTGATCATTTCGGAGAGGATGTTCGTAAGTTCTACTTCGATATCGATTGAGTAGAAAGCCGTAAGATCTTGTGCCATTTCTGGTGACCAACGTGCTCTGAGCTTACGGGTCGTTGCAGTTACTGAGGTTGATTCGATGCGGATATCAACTTCTGGGATTACTGGAGAAGCTGGGTTAACTCCGAAATCAGACTCGAAGGATGGGATCGTAAGAGTTGCACCGGTATTTGCGGACGTGTCAAGTTTGTCAGCAAGAGCTGCGGATCCGGAAATTACGTCCGCTGCTGCTGGACCGAGCGATGGTACGGCGCTGCCGTTGCCAAGACGTAGTACGAATAGTACGTGGGAGCCGTTTAGTGGGTCTGGGGTGAATATTTTGTCATTCCAGTTACCACGACGATTAAGCTTACGAAGATTAAGTACGCCGGAACCACCTTGATATTGCTCGCCCCATGCGACCTCACCGCCCGCTGCACCAAGGTCAGCGAAGCCGGTGAGCGTAATTTGTTCAAGTGAATCAAGATCTGCGCCATTAATTTGAGCCGTAATTACTGACGTGCTCATAAATAGGAAGCAGTAATCAAGTACGCCGTCAGTAAGGTCATTTTCAATCTTGCCATCGTAGTTGACATAACGAGCATTGAAACCAACGAACTCTGCTGCTGTTGCTACGGTATCTGCTGGCGTCCACGTTGTTCCTGCTGCGCCCCATGCACCGATTGCAAAGTTTGAAGAAGATAGAGCGACAGAGCTCTTGTGGACTTTGGAGTAACCAGCGCCGACGAGATCATACATACCGCCAGTTGCAAGGGATCCGGAACGGACACCTGCGCCACGTGGGTTATTGTATACTGAGGTACCATCAGCGTAAGTTGATGGGGTTCCACCAGAAAGATTTTGGCCAGCGTTGCCACCGACGTTGTTGCCATAGGTGTAATCGAGGTAGAAGAGTAGACCGGCTGGAAGGCTCATTGGCTGAACGGATACGATCTCGTTAGCGATAAGACCAGCGAATACTCTACGAACGATTGGGAATGCAACGTTGGTGAAACCAACTACTTGACCGGATGAAGCAAGACCTGCGCCGCCCTGTGATAGTGAGTTTGCGGTTTCCTTAAGAAGCTCTGCTGCTTGGTTTTCAAGAAGACGAGCCATATTGTCCTTGTTAACTCCCTTGAGTCCTTCAAGAAGACCGGTGGCTTGCCACTTTTTTTGAAGTCTTGGAGCATCGGCTCCAAGTGAACGGCGATGAACGCCTTCTGCTAATTGTGATAATGTGAACGAAGATTTCATTTTAATATACTCCTGTATTTTTTGTTATTCGGCTTTTATCAATCATTGTTTCTCTTGATGTTAGCTAGGATCTGCCATTTCTCAAACGTTCCGATTACTGGTTCAGAACCATTCGAAGATGCAGCTCTGGTTACGCCTTCATTAAGACGTGCGCTGCCAGCAGTCGTTGGCTTTGATGCCGAACCAACTACAGGAGCAGTGTGCGCTGCTGCTGCTTCATCAAGCTTTCTTACAATCTTTCCGTAGATATCTTTAGCTTCTGCGATTGTTGAAGCACGATCAAGATGTTCTACGATTTGTTGCTTAACCTTACGGCTAAGGTCTTCTCTCACGAGGAACTTGTTTAGATAAACAAGCTTGGAGAGGAAAAGGTTTGTTTCTGCCATTTCCTTTTTAAGTGTGGCAGTTTCTGCACGCTTTGCTTCTGCAAGGCGGCGTGACTTAACTTCACGTGTGCGGGACTCGAGAAGAGCTTTACGAACACGACGAGATTCCATCATTGGCTTCATTGCCATTTCTTTCATCTCTTCTTCGTCTTCTTCATCGGTAAGAAGCATTTCTTCTTCAGAGCCCATATCTTCATCACCGGCTGCTGACATATCAAGGTCAACTAGTTCTTCGTCGCCCATTTCTTCTTCTTCTTCGCCGGAGAACATAAGATCGACATCTAGGTCTTCATCAGCGAGTTGTTCTTCTACTTCAGATGGAAGTTCAACAGAAAGAACAAGATCCTCATCCATGCCACCTGGAGCTGCTGCTCCCATCATTTCAAGAAGCTTTTTACGTGCAGCTTCTTTGATTGCGGACTTGGAGGTTGTCTTCTTAGCAGCGGCTTCCTTACGGATCTTAGCAACTGCTTCTTTAAGAGCTGCTTCGCTGATTTCGAAGTAACCGGAATCGGAAACAGCGGCTGGAACTTCGCCAGCTTCTGGTTCTTCGTGGGCATCAAGTTCATCACGGAGAGCTGCTTCTACTTCTTCAAGTAGAGCTTGTTCCCATGGACCTTCTTCTCCATCAAGACCTTCAAGTTCGTCAGCATCTACTGATCCTGCTGCTGCGAGCTTTTCTGTGGTCTTTGAACCGCCGCCAAAAAGATCAGCGTGAACGCCAGACGCTTTCATGGCATGAGCAGTTGCTGCTTTATGTACTGCTACACCGGTTTCACCGGAGCTTTTGCTGTCTTGTGCAAGACGTTCGTTGTCTGCACCTTCGAAAAGTTTTGCTGCGAATTCTTTAAGAGTTGTCATAGTTGTATCCTTGTCCTTTTGCTTGTTATAACTATTGTTCAAATTTGCTTCTTTCAAGTGTAAGAACAAAAATTCTAATCTATTTTCGTTCAATTGTGCTTGTTTAGGTGAAATAACCTTGTTCGCAGCAAGACTATCAAGCTGCTCTAATAATGAAAAAAGCTTAGTTTTGTAGGCATCTTCTGTAAGAGCCGTGACTTTTGTTGTATACATACGGTCAATCTTAACTGCCATTTCAGCAAGTTGACGTTCGAATTGTTTTATTGTTTTTGCTTCTGCAATTGGTGCTGCTGGGGCAACTTCTTCTTCAGCGGCGGCTCCTGCGGTTTCTGGGGCTGGCGTTGGACCAGCAGTAGCTGGAGCAGCAGCAGCAGCAACTTCTGGAGCTGGCATTTCTGCTGGTGGTGTTTCTACTGGAACTGGGGCTGTTGCAACTTCCATGGAAGAAGCTTGAGACATATCTGTTGGATTAACAATGTCGCTACCTTCAGAAGCAAACAAATCATCGAAGCTTAAAGTAATTTTTCCATCTGTGCCACTTGGCATTGGAACATTAACAACATCAGAACCACCGGCAGGAGTTATAGGCATTTCAGATGGTGCCATAGCATCAGGCATTGCCATTGCTGCATCAGGTGCAGGAGCTTCTGGTGTCATATCTTCTTGTTCTAATAAGAAAGAGTTTGAAGCTTCCTTAGCAATCATTTGTTTAATATATGGATTAATTCTTTCAAGAATAGCACTGCGAGCATCTTGCTCTGCTATCTCACGAATTTTTGCTGCATCAGCTAATGCTTCTTTATATAAATCACTCATTGTTACAATCCTTTATAATCATGATGTTGGAGTTGATGTGCCTTTAAGTAAGCTGCCAATTCTTTGTTCGGAAATAACTGTTGATGTATTGTTTGGAGATGCAAGACCATCTCCTGAGAATGCTCCACCAGCGCCACGAGCACGTTGTGTAGCTTCAACACCAGACGCAGGAATATCTGCTGGATTTTGACCGCTTGGAGGAGATGCGATGTTTGGAGCATATGGTGAACCAGGAAGACCACCGCCTCCAACTTCTACATCAGCGAGATTTGGAGCGCCAGTATAATTCAAATCTACAGTACCAAATGTATGACCACCATCATTAACAACAGCATTCGTTACAATGTTCATATATTCTGATGTTGCAATATCATCGGTTAAATCTCCGGAGTATACTGGAGAACCTGGGAAAGCTCTTTGAAGTACTGCTAAGTCTGACTTTCCAGAGCCGCCGGTCATTCTATCTGCTGGTGGTTGAACCATAATTTGTCTACGTGCTGGCATATTTCAAATCCTTTACTAACAACTAAATATGTTGCAAATATAACTAGTTGCTGGGAAAGAAATAAATATTCATTTTCCGAACGCTAATTTAGCCCAATGACCAATATCTCCGGATGGTGCAATAGCTTGTAATTGCTCCGGAGCGATCTTTTCTTGAGCACCTTGCATACCAGCAGCAGCCATGGCACCATAACCACCATTTCTGGAAGGATCTTGTGCCATTTGTTGTGGAAGAGTATGCATAGCGGTATCAGCTAATATTGCAGCATATGCATTAGCCATTTTATTATCGCCTTTACTCATTTGATTTGATGCTGCTTCAACCAATTTTTGCATATTTTGGTTCATTGGAGCAGAAGAGATTTGCATATCTGAATTTTCAGAAGAACCAAAACCCATATCATCATAGCCTGCAATACGTGCGGCGGCGGCTCTGGTTCTGGCAGCATCAACAGGAGATTTTTGATTAATCATATCACGTGAAGCAACTCTATTTGTAGAAGGAGCTGTTCTTGTTCCTTCAGACATTACAGCGCCTACTTCGTTGAATGCGCCTTCTTTAATAAGTTCACGAATACAATCTTTAATCATTCCTTTGAAGTCTGATTTTGTCATCTTCATACACGACCCTTTTTAATTCCAAGAATATCATTTGCAATGCGATCAAGACGATCACTCTTTGAGAATATCTTATTAAGAATGCGTGGATCTACTTCTTTTGCCTCACGCATCATGTAAGCCCCTGGAGTAGAAGGTTCAGAAACCAAGTCCCAGCAGATAAGATGAAGGTCATCTTGAACGATATCTGCATCGCCACGGCTTCTTACAGAGCCAAGGGCACGAGATGAAATACCAACTTTAACATTGCTTTCAATAAGATTACGAGCGATGTTACCCATTGGAGTTGGAAGGATTTCAATCTTTCCAAAGATAACTTCATCGTCTGCCCAAATATCTGTAATAAGATGGGAAACGTTTTTAAGATTAACAACTGGATCATCGGCATGGTCTAACTCACCCATTGCACGACGTTCCATAACAACCTTCTTATAATTTTCCATTTCTTTAAAAAGGATATCCTTTGGATAGATACGCCCATTTTGATTAAGGGTATCTGCACGTTGAATAACGCCTTTTACGAAGAGCTTACCTGGCTTGCCATCAGATGCATCTTCTTTAATAATTTCATAGTTGAATTCTTTAAATTCTTTTAGGAGTTTCATGATTTATTCTCCATCTCTTCCTTTAGCTTTGCAATTGACATATAGAATGTAATTGTTTCATCGGTTATGTTGGTTAAATCGCTACCCTCGAGTAAAGAAACAACTTCTCCTAATTTGCTCTTGATACCTTTATCTAAACCTTCAGTCATAACTGGGGACTTAAGAGCCTTTAAAGTGCGAACTTTTATATTCTCAAGTAATGAAACCAACACTTCTTTATTTTCTTTGCTGTTGTGACTTAGCATATAAAGATTGACGATTTCTTTTTGAGTTTCATTTAATAGCCCGTTATATTTGGCATTAAATTTCTCTGTCATAAGTTTAACAACAAGACTATTGACTTCTGAAGTAGTTACGTCTGATGCATCAAGTTCTGGTTTAGCTTTTGGAGACAATATATGTTCAAGTATCATTTCTTCAAGTTGAGCCATTTCAGAGATGGAACCTTTAAATCCAGTTCCTCTCCATGCATTCATTAATACTTGAACAGAAGCAAATGATTTATATTCTGGAACTGCACGATCAAAGAAACTTTTATCTCCAAGAACAGAACTTACTTCATTAATAAGAGAAGCTTTTTCTTCATCAAGTTTAAGTTGAGATTGTTTTCTGCAAACAACTTTTGCTTTTTCTAACATTGAAAAAGCAATGTCTTTAGATTTAAGACTGCTCTCATGCAATGCATTGAATATTTGCAATTCTGTGTATGTTGCGGATTTTGGATGAACATGTTTTTCCCAAAGCTGACGAGCCTTAGTAATGTCATCGTGTCGTTCATCAATAAATGCTTCTGCAATATAACGTGAAAAGAATTCACTAATCAAACCAATGTTACGTTTTTTGTTATGTTTAAATTCCATCTCAAATTACCCATTCTCTTATAGGTCAATTCCTGATATAAATAGGGAAGAACTATAGTAAAAATTAAATGATTATAGATTGCTTAAATCTAAATCGTCGTTTTCTTCCTCTTTTTTATCTTTGTTTGCATTTTCAATCAAGATATCGTCGCCTACCATATCCATCTCAAATAAACGATCATCATTCAAATCATCAAGTCTAACTTCATTTTCTGTGAGAATTTTCTTATTTCTTCTTGCACCGGTATTTGCAAAATGATCATCGAGCTTATTCATTAGATTTTTCATATCACGTGATACAACCGGTGGTGGCTTGTAATCAAGTTCAAAATCTTCGGTTTTTGTTTCTTCAGAAAGAGAGAATTGGCTTTTAAGATTGAGAGCTCCTTTGTCATTAATATCTGTAAGATACTTGTTATTGCCAGACAACATATCTTTAAAGTCTGGCATTGATAGATTTCCTTTTCCAGCCATTCCTACACGTCTACGGTCATTGTGTTTGGCTGCCGAAAGGAATGGGGTTGCTTTAATTGGAAGCCCTACAGACGCTTCTGGAGAAGCCGATGGTTGTCCTGCTACAGAAACACCGCTCGTAGCTACAGCCTGCATATCATTGGTTACATTAACCGGATGCATATTGGTATTGGCATTACCGGCTATTGGTTCTCCAAGAGGAGCGTTCTTCTTAACATTTGATCCTGGCATCACATAATTGCTTGGGTCAAATGGATCCGTAGTTGTATTTTTCTCTGGGAGATTTTCTTTAACAGCAATTGCTTCAATCTCAACTTCACGGATTTTATCTCTACGAACGCCGGCTTCAATCCTAATAATATCGTCATCAGTAAGATCAAGGATTTTCTTTTGGATCCAGTCTTGATCAACAAGCTTGGTTTCTTTTGCTTTACCAGCAATATCAAACTTTGTAGACATTGCTTCCAACTTTTGCTGCATTGCAACTGTAGATGGATTGCTCAATCTTAGTTCAAAGGCAATGAGATCCTCGCCATCAAATCCTTTCGTATAAAGATGAACCATTGCCATCTTATTCAATTCGCTGAGAATAACTCTCTGCAATACTGATATGGTTCTGGAGAAGCGAACGTCCTGCTGGGCAAGAGATGCCTTGGCAGAAAGGTTTTCATCAAAGTTCAAATATGGCTTTGGAACTTGAATAGCTGCAAAGAGTTTCTGTTGAAGATATTTTACGTCATCAACTGCTGTAGCGTTTTGACCACCAGCAAGAGTTTCGATTTTTGTTCCAGTTTGACCACCACGGACAGGAATGAAATAATCTTCATCAATGCTTAATGGATTGAAACGTTGATCCATTCTACCATCTTGACGATTAACAACATCTTTAGAACGCATGGTTTGCTTAACAGCTTCCATGAAGCTTGGAACGTCATTAGGAGCTACGTTACCAACGTCAATATAGAATACACGACGTTCTGGGGAACGAACAACACGATAGACTAACATACTGTCTTCCATCATAACAAGTTGTCGCCAAACCCTTCTGGCAGGCTCCAAGATAGAAGTTCCATAGGGTAAGAATAGATCGTTACCCAAAATTCTCATATGGGTTATTTGCCAGTTCTCTAAATAACGATTACCTCTCGTTATCCATTTATAACGAACCGCATATGGATCACGCTGATCAAATCCTTCTTCTCTTTCAAGTTCATTTACCGGGATTGGCTGGACGTTAACAATGCCAATATCTGGAATTACTTCATTATAGAGGAAGAAATCTCCATACTTGACTAAGTTACGGATCCAGGGACGGAGATTAAAGTCTATATTAAGAATATCATAGAAGAGCTCTTCAAGTGCTTTCTTGACTTCTGGGTTTTTAGAATAGAGATGAAAGGCTTTACCTTTCTCATCACCGGCAGCGGTTTCATCGGCAAATATATTTAATGCAGCAGCAATCTCTGGCTGGTATTCCATTTCTGCGAATTCAGCATAACGAGCCATACGGTCAAGAATGCCATATGCACCAAGAACAGAGAATGGAGAGCTTTCACGACCAAACGGAAATGGACCACGATAACCTAAGTTACCACGGACTAATTGATTGTCATAATAGCTTTTATAGTCATATCCTTTGACACGACGTTGGATTGCGGGTCCAGACCTGAATAATTTGGTTAGTCTGGTGAAAAATGGATCATTTCGATTGGCCAATGTAATTTACCTCTTCGTGATTGTAATTATTGAGTGAAAACGTATGGAGTGTCCAAAGTGAATAAAAAGTCAAATTTAGAAAAGTTACTTTTTGAAAATATTTTAGAAGTAGATGGAATTCAAGAAGCGGGCGGCGGAGACAAGGGCAAGGAATATGAACTTAAAATATTTAATTCAATTGCCGGGGCGAAGTTTGGTGGATTAAATTTACAAGGACTATATGACACTCCGGCTGGAAACGATAGTTCTCGTGCCGATGCCGATCTTGTTTTGCCAGTTAGAAAAAATAAAAATATTGTTGGAATAGTTGGACCAATAAACGTTGAAGCCAAACTAAATCGTGCTGCACAATTGGGCGGAACTTCATTCTCAGTAGCTGGCGGCTCAGTTGAACAAATCAAAGTGATTAAAGATGCATCCGGGATGGATAATAAAATCATTAATGCGATTAAAAAACTTATAAGCAAATGGTTTGTTGAAAGCGGTCCCGGTAAAGCTGACTCAGCATGGGACAATCTTTTCAATTTTATTATTGAAAAAGAGGAAGCTTTAGGATTTAACGCCCCAGAAAAAAAGTTTCCTTTAAACTGCACAAAGGAAGCTTGGACAGCAGCTCAAGCAGCAAATTTGATTAGACCATTGAATGCAAAAATTGAAGCTGACGTAACAATCTGGACCAGTTTTTACAACAATAAAAATGTATATTATGTCCAAATTGGACCAGACGTGGATAACAACGGAAAAGCATCTGGCGGCGGTTTATATTCTTTAGGGGCTGAAGACCCATATGGTTTGAGCAGCATCGGAGTATCTGTTATTGATAAAAATGCATTGAGTAAAATAAAAGCAAAATATACAATTGAAATCCGACCAGGTGCAGGTGGGAGTAAAAGTGGAAGAAAAGGAATTGGAATTCGTGCTCAGGGTAGACTTCGTTTTCAACCGAAAACAAATTTGCCAGAAACTCAGCACAGTATTGATTCCGTGGAAGGAGTCATGAAGCTGGCTTCATCTTACTATAATTTTTACGATGTTAAAAATTTGCCACTAAAAGAGTATTGGGGCTCACGTGAAGATATGATCGCCGGAATACAAGCAGAGACAGAACAAAAAAACTCTAAAACAAAGATTAAAGAAAATAACATGATATCAAATCTTACAAACATCTTAACATATCTTCTAGAAGAAACCGAAACCCAAGAAGTGGGTTCTGAAATAGAAAATATTGAATTAGATAATATTGAAGTTGTTGAAGGAGAAAGTTCTAGAACAGTAGAAGCTCCGGAGTTTGCTCCAAAAGATTGAGACTGCAAATAGCTATATAGCGCATATCACGTGAGCATATCAAATATAGCGGGACCATAGAGTTTAACTGGCTCTGGTAATCCCGCTATAAATGCTTTTACATTGCCCTTGGCTAATGCCTTACGCATAACTGTTCCAGAGATACCACCCGTCTCGCCTCTATCAATCATTTTAAGTTCAAATTGATCGTTCTCTACAAGACGTGGCCAATATTTCATTTGCTTTTCTTGGGAATAGTTGCTTGCTGCATCTTCCGGATCTGAATATATGAAATAGCTGTTATAATTGTTGGCATCAGAATTTGCATCAATCAATAGTTCCATAATAGAACGAATTGGAGTGCGAGCATATATAACATCAACGTTACCAAGCTTTACAATTGCAGGTTCAAGGTATTGGTTCCAGACCGGTTGCATTTGTGCCCATACAAGAGGAAGTTCTCCTTCACGCTTTCTGTCTCCAATTGAAACAAAAAGTTTAACTTCATCACATTCACTTGAAGCTTTTTGAACTAAATTGTAGTGACCAGCGGTGAAAGGTTTAAAGCCACCAGCAATAAGACCAATTGTTTTGCGAACACTTTTCATGTATAACCTTCTCTAAGTGGTAGGGTTCCACAAACTAATTATTATAATACCATGAATAATATACACGATATACCGGATAACATTTGGGAAGCTATTAATTATGTTTTGCAATATGCCAATACATCAGAAGATTGGTTGGCAGTTAAAAAAGAAATATTATGGCTATTAACAAATGAACACCGTCACTATTTCTCTCGTAGACACTACTCAACTAAAAAACATTCCATAAATGATTTTGAAAAACTCGTGATCGAATACTGGTACTCGGAGACAGGCAAACGTTTAACAATAACTGATAATCTTATACACAATCCTGAGTGGGTAAGGCATCGACGTGGCTGGGGTCTTAAGAAATACAACAAAGAGAGACAGAAGAATGCACTCAAAAGAAAAAATAAAGAAAATCCGTGAACGAGCTTTGTTAAGAGAATATTTGCAACTTAAGCTTAATAAAATTCTTAAAGAAGATGATTACTCTGATTACGACAGTTATTATGATTATGGAGGCGGAGGTGGTGGCGGAGGTGGCTATACTGGAAAAGGATTTGGCAGCTTCAAGCAATTCTTCGAATCAGATTTTGCAAAATTATTCGGGTTCTCTTCTATAAAGAATAGTGTCGATACCGCCATATATGGAATAAAGGGTATTGCCACAAAAGTTGGTGGGGAAATAGGAATTACTGCTAAAGCTTTATTTTATACTTTGGTACCATTGATTGAACCTGGAGACTATCCAAGCATAATCGATATGGCTGCGGCAGATAGAACCGCTATTGAACAAAAGCTTAGTTCTCTTGATAGCAAATACGCATCTGTATTGAAAGAAAATGCAGAAATATTTAATAATCCGGATTTTAACCTCGCTTTTTTTCTTGCAGCGCCCGGTGCAGTAATTGGTAATGTTTTGGTTGATACTTCAATAGGGGCTGCAACGGATCTATATGATAGCTTTGTTGGAAAAGATAACAATCGTGAAGGTATTGGACGTGATTTAGACAAGCTTTTCTCAGGCTTAATGCCAGGATTTGGTTATAATCCAAATGACAAAAATCAAAAAGCAGCTTTTGAGAAAGAACTTTTTTCCGAAATTAAAGCGGATTATCCAGAATTAAGTGAAAGTGATATTCGTTCGGTATTGGGGCATCTCGGCGGGGCGCTTAGAGAACAAAATGTTAATATAAAAAATGATCTTGCCAACAAGATTGATAAGTTTCTAGATACAGAACAAGGTCAAACATTTATACAGTCGGTAAAATATAAAATACAACAACTCTCAGATTATCTTAAAAGTCCTATTGCTCAACAAAATATAGAAAGAAGTCCAATGATATCCAAAGGACAACAAATATTAGTTGATCAAATAGTAAATAAAGCTCGAGAAGCTATGAATAAATTCAATATTAACTTTATTAAATCAAATTATTCTTCAGAGATTGATAAATTTTTTAAAGAAAAAGGAATTGAAGCTTCTGAAGAAAAAGAAAGATTAATAAATGATCCAAAATTTATTGATGAAATTACGAAGCTATTCAAATCAGTATTGAAAAAGCCATACTTAAATCAACTTGATGAATTGGAAAAACTTAATCCAACAGAACTAAGAAATACGGTTCAAATAGGAAAAAAAGCTATAGAAGATATGGCTACTCATAAAGCTTAAACCTGATTTTTCATCCAAATAAAAAACTTGCTATTATCCTCTTTCAAAAAAGGAGTGATATATAATGGCATTAGATGGAGCAGAACGTCAACCCGATGAATTAGGTGCGCTTACCGCATTGGTAAGTGAATTCGTGGATAGACTTAAATCAATTGAAGCTGAAATAGATACTCTCAAGCAAGATCAAAAAGAACTTGTAGAAGAGTATAGTGACCGCCTTGATGTTAAAACTCTTCAGGCGGCTATGAGAACTGTCAAGATCAAAAAGAAGGTCGGGTATAAAGATACCTTTGACACCTTCGTTGATATCTTAGAAGAGAAAGAAAATCTATGAACACCACGAAAGCAGTAAGTAAGCAACCTCAATTACCAGTTATTCTTTATGAAGAACCTTCTGGTAAAAATGACAAAGGCATTTCAATGCCATACATTGAAGTCCAAAAAGAAGGTCAGATGCCTCCAATGTTATTCATCTTTGAATATAAACACACCGGAGAGACAGAACCAGATGACCGTGGTAGAGAAGTCGCTATCGTTGATCAAATCCCACACAAGTATGTGGATATGGAATATCTTAAAGATAGACTTTCACCAGAACTAAATGATCAAATTCGTGTTGCACTTGGTATGAAACCATTACAAGTTGCAAAAGAAGAAGGTCAAAAAATAATGGATAAAGTAATGTTCCAGGTTTCACTTATTAAAGATGATGCTGAAAAAGAGAAACTTGAAAAAAGAGATTTAGTAGAAAAAGAATTAGAAAAGAAAACAAAGGAGATAATGCAATGAAACTACACCCACACGTTGTCGAGAAACTAGTTTATCTATATGAAAACTATGGCGGACACCTTAACAACTCAAAGTTAAAAGCTAAATTAGAACAGCTTGATCTATCAGCTTATGAACGCAAAACCGGCGAACAAGATGTTGTTCTCGTTCTTACGGAAGATATGATGAAAGCTCTTCGTCGGTGAGTAAATCTATGCCAATTGGAGAAAATAATTCTTTATCTATCGGACAAATAATCTACGTTCTTTCCAATAAAACGCAAAAGATTATTCCAGCGATAGTTGTTGAAGAAATGACTGTCAAAAAAATTGATGGCAACGAAACCTCTTGGAAAGTTTCGGTAGGTCCACAAGGCAAAGAAAAAATTATAGATTCTAAACGTCTGGATGGAGAACTTTACGCAAATCTTGATGAAATACAAAGAGTAATGCAAGAACGCTTAAGTGAATTCATTACTCAAATAGTTTCCGATGCCCGATCTCGTGCTGAGACTTGGTATGGTCAAAAAACAAAATTAATTCAACAACAAGTTAATAACGATAAAATAGATCCTAATACCTTGTTTGATGAAGATGTTCCGGAGACAAGCACAAAACCATCTGGTTTAAATAAAGCACAAGCGGCTAAAGAAGCACGTAACAAGCTATTGGCTGCAATGTCAGACGAACAGAAAAATAGTTCTGGCGAAATAGTAGATTCAGAAGAAATTCAGTTACCTGATGGACAAGTAGTAAAGGTTAATATTAGAACATGAGTAATCAAGTAGGTGCCCCCAGTCAACGGGTTGTATTTTTTCCTAAAGCCCATGAAGAGCTTTTCAAAGGCGCAACGGTTCTTGCAAATGCAGTAGCTTCTACAATGGGACCATCTGGACATTCAGTTATCATAGATATGGAAACCGGTCCTCCACTAATAACTAAAGACGGTGTAACGGTAGCTAAATCTATTAATCTTAAAGATAAGCTTCAATCAATGGGTGCCGAGCTCCTTAAGGAAGTTGCTTCTAAGACAAATGACATTGCTGGAGATGGGACAACGACTGCAACTGTTCTTGGTCATGCTATATTTGCAGAAGGTCTTAAGATGATATCGACTGGACGTTCTGCAATTGATATCAAAAAGGGAATGGATAAATCCGCAGATATAGTAGTTGATTATCTTAAAAAAACTGCCATTCCACTTTCATCACGAGAAGATATTATTAATGTAGGGACAATATCAGCCAATGGAGATCGTTCTATTGGTGAGCTATTAGCCAAAGCTATTGAACGTGTTGGTAATGATGGTATTATAACGGTAGAACCAGCTAAAAGCGTTGAGACTACTCTTGACATTGTTGAAGGTATGCAGTTAGACGCCGGATATGTTTCTCCATTTTTTATCACAAATTCCGAGAGAGCTACGTGTGAACTCGATAACCCATATATCTTAATAACTCCTAACAAGATATCTTCAATACAAGATATTGTTGGTTTGTTAGAGGGTGTTCTTAGAACTTCTCGTCCACTTCTTATCGTCGCAGATGATGTAGAAGGTGAAGCTCTTCATACTCTTATTGTTAATAAGACTAAGGGTGTTGTTAAGGTATGCGCTATAAAGGCTCCAAGTTATGGAGAACACAGAGCAGATATTCTTTCAGATATTCAAGTTCTTACTGGTGGAACTGTTTTTAACGCCACCACCGATCTTACTCTTAAGAAAGCATCTCTTAGTCATATGGGTTCTGCTAAAAAGGTTATTATCGGGCGGTCCTCTACTACAATCATTAGTGACCTTGATGTAGATCGTAAGAACGCTTTAGAAGACCGTATACGGTCGCTTAGAATTTCTCTAACAGAAGATAAGACGCTTGATGCCCTTCACGTAGACAAATACCGTAAAAGGCTTGCAAGGCTTTCTGGCGGGGTAGCTGTTATTAAGGTTGGTGGCTCTACAGAAGTAGAGATTTTGGAAAAGAAAGATAGAGTAGAGGATGCTGTAAACGCAACCTTAGCTGCTACACAAGAAGGTATTGTTCCTGGTGGTGGAACGGCTCTTTTCTATGCCGCTAATCATCTTAGAGAACATATTAAGTTAAAACAAGCAAATGCATCAGGCGATTATACGCAAGATGAATTAGCCGGTATGGAAATTATCGCTAACGTCTGTGAATATCCTTTAAACACAATCGTAAATAATACTGGTGCTTCACCAGATGTTATCAAAGAAAGACTTAAAGCCGCCACTACCGGACATAAGGTTTTTTATATAGACACAGAAAATGCTGATGTTGAAGACCTTGTATCTGCGGTTAGACATTTTAAGAATAAATCTGAGACAAAGAAAAATGATAGAAGATATGGATATAATGCTGCCAAGGGCACATATGGCGATTTGGTTTCAGAAGGCATTATAGATCCAGTAAAAGTTACAAGATTTGCGCTACAACACGCAGTTAGCGTCATCGGTTTGACGTTATCTTGCAATTCCGTAATAGTAAACGAAGAGGAGAATTGATATGAAAGGTGATAGAGTTACAATTAGTTCAGCAGTATTACATACGCAGGCAGATGAAGTTCTTCCTGTATATAGTCCATCCAAGCTTGGCAATGGTCAGCTTAAAGAAAGCTATGATGGTTCGTATGAGTTTGCAAAAATGGGTGGAGTTAAAGCGGGTTCTACTGGAACAATCCAGGGGCCACCACTTAAAATTCATCGCACCCAATTGATGCATCTACAAAATACGCCAGCTACAGCAGCCCTTGGAGGAACAAACGATTTCGTCAGTATGTTCCCCATATTCCTCGATCATTATCAGCAGATAGGATGGTTTCCATCCGATCATATCCGAATTGTATCGGGCGACGTATTACGTTGATCAGGATCCAGTTACTCTTTGCTTAAGAAGATACAAAGCACCTTCATGAGTATCTAAGATTGTGCCAAGTAGCTGTTCAACGCCTCGAGTAAGTAATCCCTGGCTCTTAAGTCGATCCATAAGTTTCTCACCGGCTGTTATAAAAGATTTCTCCGCAAGGAGGGATCTTTTTGCCAATTTAAGGGCTGGTGCATCCATAAGGTCAGCGTCCTCTAATGCTTCAATATAACGACGAACGTTCTCAATTGAATGCTTTGACATTACAAGATCAATCGAACCTAATCCTACTGCCTTCTCACCAACGCCATCAATCTGTCCATCAGCTAACTCATACAATCTCTGATAAAGAAGGTGGTCCCCGTAATACTGAGAACCTTGGACTTGCCAATGGTGGGTATGATGAAGTAAAGAAAGCGCACGTAATAGATCAAGGAATATTCCAAGTTCAGCATACTTTGCATCGCCATACGTAATAAATAAATCTTCTATTTTAAGCATTATGAAATCCTTTGGGGTTAATTATTGTGCTATTAGCTTCTTAAGAACATTTTCTACGGATTTACATATATCATATGCTTCCTGTATATGTTTTCTAATGGCTCGATTTTTAATGTGACCTTTATTACTAATAGTAGCGGTGTATAGGTCTTGTGTCCAATTTTCATATAACGTAACAATGTTAACAATGTTCATTGGAACCTTTTGGTTCTTACTGAACTGTTGTATTACGTTTGGAATTATTTGAATGACATTATCTTCTGGATCGCTTGGATCTTTAGCTTCCGAATTTATAATCTCATTTATATCTTTGAGCATTGCCGCTATATCCTGCACTTTTTTCAGCAGGATCATAATTTCTTTTTTTGTTAGCGTGTCAAAACTCATATATAGCTTAAGTATGCGAAAATACAAAAGAAAAAGCCACCGCAGAGGTGGCTCTTAACTGATATATATCTTTTTTTATTTCGTGATCTACATCTTCATATATGCCATCGTAACCGTTATTGTAATTTGATGGAGGAATTGAAGGAATTGGTAATTGTATTTCAATCTGTAACGGTTGCTGCTCTTCCCGTTCCTTGATTTTATTTTTTACCCACTCCCAGAAATCAGGTGTATTTGTTTCCATAAACCCTCCTACTATAAATAGGAGGGGCTTTAAAGCTTATACTCTGGAACTCTTCTGATACCAATCATACAAAGCAATGCCAGAAGAAACTGTAACGTTATGATCGTTATTAAGACCAAGCATTGGAATGGTTACGATGCTATGGGATGCCGCAAGGATTTGATCCGGAACGCCCGTCTTCTCACTACCGAAGAATAGAACCGGATTTTCTGGATACCTAAAAGAACGAATATCATAACAATCCAAGTTGTCTCGACGTTCAAAACTAACCAAATTGCGTCCCTTCATTCCATGAAGAAAACTATCAAGAGTAGACCAACGCTTAAGGTGGCGCTTCTCATACTTTAGCGTTGATAGAGCACCCTTCTCATAAAACCACTCAACCTCTACAAGATGAATATCTCGCACAAGAAAGTTATGAGCGGTTCTAATCATTCCACCAACATTAAACTCATTCTTTGAACCAAAGATTGCAATGCTTACAGGTTGACGAACTTCATCCAAGGCATCACAAATTTCATCACGAGTAAAACCAGAAAGATCCGGTGCGTTTGACATATTAATCAATCTTCATCGCTGTTGCGACTACGAACCCGCTGCTTACGACGTGGAATGACACCGCCAATTGGAGCACGATCATCACCTTCAAGAGAAGCATAGTATTCACGACTACTACTAATACGGAAAGTAATACGTCCCATACCAGTATCATAAGGCGATACTTCAAGCTTAACCCTATCACCAACCTGCAAATCAATCTTATTCTGACGCATCTTGCCAGATAGCTTTGCAGTCACAATCTGATCGGTCCCCTCAACCTTAACACGGAAAATATCACGAGAATGATCAAGAACAAAACCAATCAATTCCATACGATCTGTCATTAGCTATTTACCTTTTCTATCTTTCTTTTTTGTTTAGGATCCGAAACGTTCCCGGCAGGAGTCGAACCTGCGACCGACGAGGTAGAAGCTCGTAGCTCTATCCTCTGAGCTACAGGAACCTGATACACTTAATATAGCACGCTCAATGTCAGGTGTAAACTATATATTCACCAATTATAAAAAAAGGAATTATCACTATGTTGAGGGCGCAAGGTATTAGTTCCAGAACTACGCATCAAAATATACATCCATGCAGGTTCATTTTCATCACGTAGCTGCACAAGCTCACGCTTATAAAAACTACCATTGGCTTCCAATCGGTCAAGCCTCTCCAAAGTAGAATTGTCCACTTCGTATAGCTCGCCATTAATCGCCGCCGCTTCTCCATTCTCCGAATTCTTAATGACGCCTGGAAACGCACCAAACGAAATCATCTGATAAATTTCTTCGCTTGTAAGACGTGAACCAATATAGTTCGCTTCCAATAGCAATGAATGATTACCACGACCCTGCTTCAAGCTTCCATAAACAAAAACACGATGCTTCATATTAAACCTCAATTTGTTTCGCAACGGTCAATCTTAAGATATCCAACTTTAATCATATCATTCACGAATGTAACGGAATTCGTAGTACGAATATAATCACCATAAGCCTTATAGGCTCGCTCTGCCACTTCCTCCATATACCGGCGCAACGTGGGTGCCTCAGTCAAACTGCCCATCCAGAGACGCTCCACGAAGTCACGATGATTAGCAGCGTTAATGTTCCAATGAAAGAAACGGTAGGTATTAATCACGCCGCAAGCTCCATCGCTCGCTCATTGAAGTAGCTAACCACACCCGCCGACAAACCACTAAGCGCATGATCGTCAACGCTAACCGTGGGCATCCCAACCGCCGCACGAACCACCGGGGTAGACGTGCCCGTGGTGACACTCTGCTCAATCGTAAGGAAGGTCGTGTAGCTGATATTCGCCCGATACGTGCCCCAAAGGCGGCTCTTCGTAACCCGCAGCGACCACTTGCGCCGGATCTCGCTGATGCACGCCGGGATGCTCGTCACCGAATAACCCGACACCTCTGCGAGACGTGCCTGGCTTGCCGAGCCAGCGGTGTGAAGCTCACGGACGATCTTGAACAACCCCTTGTCCCGAGCGTTCGTGCGACCAGCAGGGCGTCCACGACGACGAGCCACCGGAGCCGGGCTAACCGACGCCACAAGCTGACGGCTCACCTCAACGAAGTTAAGGACAAAGAGAACCCAATTCCCGATCTTCTCCGAACTAACCGAGCCGCTGTGCTGGCGGAATTCAATCGTGCCCTGACGAACAAAGGCAGCGAGATTGATCTTGTAATAACGATCCCAGCCCCGAGCCGACATAGCCGCCACGGTCTGGCATTCCGCAAGGGCGGCACCATAATACGCCGACCAATCGCTCATGCTCTTAAGATACTGATTATTGCTCGCCCGCCGGGAAACCGGCATATAGCTATCGATAACCGTCTCGAAAGACGAATAACGCTTGACGATCATCTTGATTTCATCGATGGACAGATCCGACGCCCCGACGTGAACGTGAATGCCGCACGTCTTATTAGCCGTCGCACCGGCAGCGTTCAATGCATCGGCAACCGTCTTAAGCGCCGTCATGCCCGCCGTTCCCGAAAGGATAGGGGAAACGACCTCGATGCCGGGATTTCCACGGTTATCACGCACCGAGCTATCGGTCGTAATCTTCCAATGCGACCGAGTGTTATGATTATAACCTTCGATCTCGCAGGGCAGACCCGTCGCACGGATCGCAGAAAGAGCGACCTCCGCCGTGATCCCGATGCATTCAATCTCCACCCCAAACGTCCTGTTCGTCATCATGTATACAGAATAGCAGGTGTATAAGATTTTTTAAAGGTATTAATTTTTATTTTTATTTTATTTTTATTCCCTTATTTTATAAGGGAAAATGGAGATTTTTAGGTATCAACCTAATGTTCTACCATAAGTTAAATTTTTTTGAGCACGTATTTCGGAGTTACGATAGGTCCAACATTCGCCGGTTTCATCTATAAAGACGACCCAACAAAGTTCATGCTCTATTCCATAGTCTATTACCATATGAGCTAAACCTTTTCCTTTCGGCGTTATTAACGGCATAGGAGGGTTCAACTGGACTATATGCATAAGAGCGGAAAATCGGATTCGAACCGACGACCGGCGGCTTGGAAAGCCGCAGCTCTACCACTGAGCTATTTCCGCAGAACAAACATTAATTTGCGGGTGACGGATTTGCACCGTCGATCTTCTGATTATGAGCCAGACGAGTTACTACTTCTCCAACCCGCTATATAAAGATAGAACAACTCTATCTTTTTGTATCAGCTTCTACCGTAATCATCTTGATAACGGTGGATATCTTTTTCATCACAAACACCCATCTGAACTTCAATAATTTCCATATCTTTGACGGCAGTTATTCTGTGTTTGTGTTTTTTTGGAACAAATATATGACCACCTGTTCCAAGATGCCTTTCCATATCATCAAGCTCTACTGTACCAAATCCGCTTATAACAACCCAATGCTCATCACGTTGATCATGCGATTGCAATGAAATGCGACAACCTTTCTTGATGAATAACTTTTTTACTTTGTATTTTTCACCTTCTTGGATTGTTTCAAACCATCCCCAGGGTCTTTCTTCCCGGTTTGTTACTACTTCGGTTTTTTCTTTAGATTTTGCCATGTGTGTAAATATGCAGTTATATACTACAGACGATCAACAAAACTCATATCGTCTGCGCCTTCTGAAAAAACAGTATCATTCATATCCATAGAAAATGTCTGATAATCTATCCAATTACGAAACTGAAATTTATTGTCAAAACGAATTACTTCATTATTATATAGAATTGCCCATTCTGCAACTTGATCTAAAATATCTCCCTTGTTAACAATAAGAGTTGTAACGCCATTCATACGAATTCCACGTTCAATAATATTCCAGTTAAGCCAGTTAACTTGACGCTTTCTTCCCGTAGTCGCTCCAAACTCTTGTCCTGCCTCCTGAATGCGGTTAAAAACCTCTCCAGCGGGTTGAAAGGACTTGGCTCCTACATAAGTGTCATAAGCCTTTACAACGCCATATACGTTCCTTATATGCTTGTGATGAAACCCATTGTTCAGAACACCTCCAATGCCACAATGACTGCTGGTGACATATGGATAATCACCCCAATCAATATCTAAATTAAAAGATTGAGCGCCTTCGGCAAGAATTCTAACCGGCTGATCCCCATAAAACTCTTCATACATATCGGTAAGATAATTTTGCAGAAGAGGATCTGTAGATGCTCTTACACCTTTACGAGAATATTTTGCAGAATATGCTGGACCGTTTCCGGTCTTGGTTGTCCCAATGCGGGTATCGCTACTGTCCTCGGTTAAATGCTCTTCGGTTACAAGATGAACGTTGTTTGCAATACCAACATTAATCTTCTTACCAAGATTATCCTCAAGATACTTTACTTCTTCGAGAAGTTTTGAAGTACTGGCAACACAACCGGGACCGATTACAGAACGAATACCATGAAATACTCCAGAAGGAATAAGATGGGTTACAAACTTCTTTCCTTCATGGTAAATGGTATGACCCGCATTACCTCCACCATTAAAACGTAAACAATGGGTATAATCACGTTTAGCCATTAATGCGTGGGAAACTTTTCCTTTCCCACTATCTCCATGTGCTAAATCAACTACTACATCAATCTTAATATTGCTCATGTGCTAAACATACATGAACATGTTTTTTCTTTAAACACTAATCAAGGAGACGATTCGGTAGGAAGTGTTCCTACAAGATTATCTGCACCTTGAACTTTGCTCTTTACAGTTTCACCAAACTGCTTCCAGATCGCAAAACAAACAACGGCTATCAAACAAAGAATAATAATATATTCAACGGTAGAAAGACCTTTTGTGTCTTTTAATAGTTTACGCATTTTTCTTGTTGTTAACATATGTTTATAAGTAGTCGGAATAACAGGATTCGAACTTGTGACTTCCGCATCCCAAATGCGGCGCTCTACCAGGCTGAGCTATACTCCGATTAACATAGATTATCTAACGAACTTAGAAAAGTTTAAAATATTAACTGGTTTTTGTTTGACCGTCTAATGTTTGCAAAGTAGTTAACGTTTTTTTAAGTTCATCTGAGGTTTTCTTAGTTCCATCAGATGCAGTTCCAAGTCCAGTTGCTTGATCAGCCTGAGCTTTAGTAAATGTAGCTTGAGTTTGTTCTGGTTTCGCCAAATCTTTTGAAGCTTTAGATGCGTTAGCTAAACCGGTAGAGGTTTTGTCAGTAGATGATATCATGTTATTAGTATATGATGTCATTTTATGTGCAGCAGTATTAATAGCTTTTTGATTTTTATTAATTAATTCACTGTTTGCGGCTACAGCATCTTCTATGTTTGATATCGTGCTTTCCGTATCATCATCTGTTGAACGTCCACCAGTTGATTTTGTTGTTTCTGTAGAGCTGGCTCCGGTTGTTGTGCCGGATGAACTTGTTGAACTAGTTCCAAAAGACGTTACTCCTCCAGAACTTCCTATAGTTCCTGCTTCTTTCAAAGCTTGTTGAACAATCAAACCGATATACTCTTTTAAAAGCTGTCTATTCATAAACATTAAATATTTGGTCGTTTAGCAGAATATATCTTTTCTAAAATTTCATTTGTATATACGTCTCGTTCACCACCACCAATTCCCCAGATACAAGCTATTCCTAACTCATTACATAACTGACGTTCTGGAGTGTTCCTCTGTCCACGTATACCGCCATTACCAAATACATTAGGTCTTAATCTTTTCAACGCCTCGCAGACTGTTCCATCACTATCGTCTACACGCTCTACAGCTTCTATACCCTTTATAGACAATAGGATTTCTTTACGCTCGTGCCAAGGCATCATTACAATACCTCTCTTCTTTAAAACCCATTCATCGCTATTAAGGATTATCATAACACGCCCAAAGTTTTGAGCACCGGTTATCATCCGGATATGACCGGGATGAATAATGTCAAATCCGCCAGATAATGCTATTGTTTGATTTTCTATTGCCATGTTTATAGTTTATAAATTAACTTAATATTTTCTCATCACATTACGAAAACGCTACCAATAGATGCACCAAGAATAGTTTCTAAATCACCTTCTATTTCCAAAGCGATACTTTCTAGTTCTTCTGCATTGATTGCTTCACGGGCTTCTTCATCTCTACTATAACGAGTTTGTTTGCGCCCCCAACCTGCAATTCCAGTAATAATAGATTGTGGCAATGGATTAAACGTAATCTTACCAGTTAAAAGATATTGAGCTAATAACTCATAAGCAAACTCATACCAATTACGCATTTTATTGTCACGAGCACTCTTCATCGTGCCAAGTTGTTGAGCTACATATTTTAATATTTTGTCTCGACCGGCATTACCTTGGAAATCATATGTTTTGCTATAAACATCAATTCCATAAACTTCTTTTAGTATATCTGCGATACGTTTACGCAAATCTTTAATAAATTCTTGCCATTTCTCCGCTGGAAATCCTCTTCCCCTTGCGAGAGCATGACCTAAACGATGTGCCAATATCCATCCAGATGACATATAACGTTCAGCACCCGTGTTACTTGTATATATAATCGTTATTGTGTTGCCGTCAGGATCTGGAATTTCATCAGCAGTAAGTTTCATCTTGTCTCTTACGAAACTCATATCAACTAAACCGACTTCTCTAAACTGGGATTTGTTAACTCTTGGATCGTTAACAAGATACATATCAAAATCAAATGGAGTTTTTTCCCATTGTCGTTTAATCTTTTCTACACCTCGTGGAGACGTTAAGATTTTTCTATCAACATCTCCGAAAGAAGAACGCCGACCCCAATCTCCAACAGTCTTAAACTGTCTGATCGCCATTTCATCTACTTCTTCTGAGAATAGACTTTCCATCAATTTTTCAAGATTAGTTTTATTTTCTTTTAGCATTTCTTCGAATTTTTCTTTTTCACGATTTGCGATTGCAATTCCAAGTTCTCTTCCGCTTAGTTCTGGAAATTCATTGCTTGAAACTGTTGGCTCATATTCCAAAAATGATTGAATTGTTTTATTTGAAATTCCCAAGGCTTCGGCAAAATATTTCAATGATGTATCTTTTAATCCACTGATTTTATATATTTTTTTCAATTTTAAAGCTGTTTCTGGAGAAACGTTTTTGAAGTCGAGTAAAAATTGAACCTGTCTGATTTCATCTCCAGTATATTTTGCTTTATTTAGTTTTATAGCTACAGCTTTTGCATCATTGTTTTGCAATAAAAGTGCTAAAGCTACTGGGATATCACTTATTTCTGAGTATTGTTTGTTAACAACCAGTCCTGGGAATATTTGCTCCCATAGATTGTAACGTTCTATCAGTTGATAAAAACTAATAGGACTAATTGCAGATTTTATTCCTTTTAAGAATTCATCTCTTATTCTTTCCCCTGATACTCCTTCTAAAGAATTATCATCGGATATTGCTTCATCTGCTTCTTTATCTAATTTAGTCCCAAAACGAGCAGCAAATCTTAATGCTCTTAATATTCTTAATCTATCTTCATCAAATCTTTCTTTTGCATTGCCTACGGTTTTTACAACTTTATTTTCTATGTCTTGTATGCCGCCTACATAGTCAACAATCTCTTTATTTGAGATATCATAAAAAAGAGCATTCATTGTTAAATCCCGACGATTGACATCTTTTTCAATTGTTGCAAATTCAACACTATCAGGTCTTCTGCCTTTTCCTATGTCCGTTCTAAAAGTAGCGATTTCATAATCATTTCCTTCTGGAGTGATTATTTTAACAATACCAAATGCCCTACCCAATTCTAAAACTCTATACTCCGGATAAGCTTTTAGAATTTCTTCTACTTCATCTGGAGTAGCATTCGTGGTTACATCAAAATCTTTAGGAGTTTTACCAAGTAATGCATCTCTTACAGAGCCACCTACTAAATAAAAGTCTTTTCCAGAGCTTTTAAAAATATCTGACAATGTTTCTAAATCAGTCGGCAAAGTAATTTCAAATTTTTGTCTTACTTGTTCTGATAGTATTGTAGATATGTTTAATTCTTGCAGAAGTTTTACAAGATTAGTTTTATTAATTGCCATAGAGTTAAATATTGCGTTTATTTCCTATGACCAAAAGAAAAACCCCGATACTTTTAATATCGGGGTCGAAAAAGTGATAGTGTAGTCCTGATTTCATCAGATGGGTTAATCCTCCATCGGTGTCTACTTCGCTGCTATCACAACGAGCCTTCCAGGCTTTGGGGCTTTTTTTACGGAAGCTACTCCGCTTCATTCATAAGGAAACCAACCTTATTAGTCATACAGCTTATATGACACGTTAAACTCCGAAACCTGGACTCGAACCAGGGACCAAGCGGTTACTTACCACTATAGTTTTCACTACCCTTTCGGTTTGTGGTCTGGACTATCCCATTATCCTCGTCTTTCTCGTTAGGATATTGCCCCTCTAGTCTCTACACCTTCCCTTTCGGGCTTGGCTCGGGATTGTCATCAGCTTTACCTGTTAAGAGTTCCCCGAATTTGGGCAATTTTCATTTATCAGTTTCCTAATAACGCTGCCAACTGGACAGCCGCTCGCTCTACCAACTGAGCTATCTCGGAATATTCGTTTTCAATTCTTCATGTTTTTCTCTATGGCAATTTGCACACAGCATCAAACATTTATCTAACTCTACTCTAACAGCTTCCCAACTTCTTGTATATCCTTTATGACTTATCCCAAAATCTTTTTTAGAAGGTTCTTTGTGATGAAATTCTAAGGCTGCAATACATTTATTATAACCGCAATATTCACATTTGCCACCTTTGTATTCAATGGCTTTTTCTTTTGTTTTCTCACGATGATATTGAACTCCTTCAGAACGACATTTAGTGCAGCGATAATAACCTCTACCTTCTAATACAAAGGAAACAACACCATGCTTAAGACACGTTCTATTTTCGTATTTATTCATATATATAAATATGTTGGTATAACACTAAATGCTATACCAACATATAAATTAACTTAAAACTGAGCTACCTGGCAATATAAACCCAGCATATCATACATCGCACATACTATATACTGAATTCATAACAATGATAGATACAAGTTCCATAAACATTATAAAGTAGGCTTGCTTGCTTAACGCTTCTATCTGCGTTCTCTTTCCCGAGAAGGGGCTTTGTCACCATTGCTTTTTAGAAAGGAACACCTAAACCCTCATGGTTAGTCAGGTCGCTTCTGACTATCTCTAATCATCATGTTAGAGCTTATAATATATTATTTCCGATTTACAAGATTGCTCTTGATTTTCCCCAACCAGCATTATAGACCCAAATATTAAATTAATATACTAAAAGCTACTTACGGCTCCTTTTATCCCATTGCCTTATCGGACCTCAAAGACGATGAACGGTCCATCGGATAGGATAGAAAACTTATCATTTTTTAATGAACAATTTGGATCGGGTGAGAATCGAACTCA